TCATCTTGAAACTCTTTATACTTCTGAAGATCAGCAGAGCGTTTCTTTAAAGCATATAAGCCAGCTTTATTTCTAACCATGATACCTTCGTATCCATCTGAAATATATTCGCTATGCTTATCCATGACTTGAGCTTCGTTGTCAACAAGATATGTTTCAACAAACTTCAGCTTAGAATTGTTATCAATCTGTTGATACATCTTAGTAACTTCTCTGATTCTAGAATAGAAATCATCTTTGTTTATCATATCAAAGATATGATATTCTAAGTCTTTACTTTGAGGTCTAAGCTTTTTAATGAACGAGATTGCTTCTTGGAATGTATAGTCATGAGAATAAATCTCACCGTCCATGATCATGCCTACATTCATTACTCGAAGTAAGTCTGGTGTCAGATGTTCAAGAGTTGTAAACTCTTTGCCCATCCTGGAATAATACTTGATTGTTTTATCGTCTATCTTTTTAGCTATACATCTTACGCCATCAAGCTTAGGCTGAACATAAGCTGGATATACTATATCATGCTTACGTTCCTGGAACTTATGAGCTAGCATTGGAAGCAAGACTTCGTCCTGAATCTTAGCTATGTCTTTGACATAACCTTTATCTAGCTTATGCTTCCATGTAGCTTCAGCTTCTAGGCAAGCTTGTTCCCATGGCGATGTTGAATTAGAACGTCCTAGATTCTTACCCTCGGTAATAGTACTCGATGATTCTCTGACTTTGCTATCACCAGCTCCATACTTAACTGTGATTACAGCTTCATTTAAACAACCAGCCACGGAGATCTCCCAATGTTTGATCTTACCTGTACTTGATTGTTCATAAAGCTTAGGAAATTTCTTAATCATATGTTATTAATTAGACATACCAATTTCTTATGTATGTAAACCACGCTGGTTCTTTACTTATCGCTTGATTAAAATATTTTTTAGACACTTTAGTGTGTGACCAATTCTTGATTCCGGGTGGCAATTCTTTTTTAGGATCCATTCTTGGCCAAGAAGATTCAATAGTAGTAAACGATCCTACATTATGTATGCCTCTGAGTCGTAGTACTAATCTGACTTCATACTTATGGACTTGATTAACACCTAATGTCTTATAAGAAAAGACAGCTTGGTCCCATATATCTGGGTTTGTAAACAAATCAAACAATACCTTTCTACCTTGGGGCCAACGCTTTATTATATTTCTTATAAAATTAGTTGTAACATTATGATCAAACTTTAACACCGATCCTAACGCTACAAGCTGACCATCTGAAAACTTTATATCTTTTTCTTCTTGCATTTAGTTGTTGGTTTGTCTGGTTCTATGAACGCGACACCATCTATCTTCAGTTCTTTTAGAACATCGACAATACTTTTAAGATAGTCCTGTAGGCCATCTAATTTATCAATAGGCTTATCGACCAAAGCCTTGATTAGTAACACCTTGTCTGATGTATGCTGATCATAAGGTATAGTACATCCTTGAAATCCATCGGCATAACTATTGCGATACTCTTTGCCACGAGTATACATACCGCAATGCGCACCTTGCTTCTCTGCCTCCTTGATAGTATCTGCATTAAGATACATAGTATCTGGAAGCAAATGCTTGGAAGTTATACAATACGGATGGGGTTTATGATTGACATTGTCAATCGACCTAAGTTCAAAGTCTTTCGACTCTGGCTTAGGAATCTTTTTGATTTCTTCATCCATAAAGTTATTTTAATAATAAACAGACTCGGATTAAGTCCTTGGTTGTTGAGCAAGCAAAGACCTCCTTGTACTTCTTTGGGAATATTATCTCCAATGAGAACTCTGTGTGCTTAGTGCTTTTCTCCTGACAGAATATTGTTATGTGAGGTTTATCGACCTTGCCTTTAATAATAGTACCTAAGATTGGCAAATCTTGAAAGTACATGCCCTCTACGTCAATATCTATCAATGATAATCCATCCGAACAATTACATGGATCATCCCAATTATAATAGGATTTAACGCGCACACGCTTTTTGCTAATAACCTTTTTGTTTTTGCTATAATGTTTTATGATACTGATCACGCAATGTTCTATCATATTGATATCATTAATGTGAATTTGTATTCACTGATTAATTAGTTGGTACTAATACCAAAGCCTTAGGGCCTTCGCCTATATCATTTTCTGACCAGCCTTGAGCTTCTAACTCAGGAGTTAGTTTCTCTAAGGCAACTTCGCCTCCGCTCCAACCTGAGTCTGGATCAGTTTCATAGGTAGCATTATCATCTAAGCTATCCAAAGGACTGAAGCCATTACCCTCAGAATCTTTCTGAAGAATGACTATACGATCTTCATCGATGCCTTCTAAAGCTTTTTTAAGTTCGCCTACTGTCATATTTATTTCTTTATCTGTCTGGCCAGGACAGTAATTAAATCGGCCTGTGTGCCTATTGATGTATATACTTCAGCTATCTGCTCGCTGCATTCATATGATACTCGGCTTTCAACCAAGTCCATACGACGCTCGACATAGCAGAACACAATAGTAAAGCATAGAACAATAATAAGAAATGGTAATAATTTCATGGCTGTGGATCAAGGTCCTTTTGAGTTTGGCACTTTGTACAGATGGCATATGTGAAGACTTCTCCTTCCATATCTACATCTTGATGTCCAACCCGTGCCGTGCCACAATCAGGACACTTAGTTAAATATTTATATCTATGCTTGTAACCTTTAGGTACTGGCATATGTTCTATTGTTTAATCCTATAATAACTTTATGTTCCTTCGGGCTATCATTGCCATGTAGCTTTTTGTAACAACAAGGATGATTAACTGTCCAGCCATACTTGCGTAAAAACAAAAATTGTTTTCTAATAGTAGCGAACTTCTTGCAATGATCACAAACATCTACAACTTGCCTGACGCCTCTGAATCTACCTGAACCTAATTTATAATCTGGTTCATGATTCAAAAGTCCATTAGCAAGTTTCTCAGCTGGTGGAACATACTTAGCTGGCCTCACATTGGGCCGTTTATGTATTGCCATAGAATTAAGACCTTAATGCTTTTTCAATCATGTCTGCCGTCTCCGGCTTAACAAGATCGAGTAGCTTGGTTTGATTAACAGGATCAAACATGGCAACCATGTACCAAGCATTGTCGTCTATGTTTTGAATGTCCTCTATTCTGCCTAGCTTTTCATCTACATAACCGTATGTATTATCATACGATTTCCAAAGCTTAATCGCCGAAGCCTTGATGTCATCAAAGACTTCTTGGGATGGAGCTTCGTAGTAATCGAATTCTCTTGACATATAAGTATTAATTAATTGTAATATACTACAGTAATGTAATATACTATTGACATATAATGGCAACTATGTTATACCTCGTTGACCTTTAATCAATAATAAAAAGACTGGGCTAATATTAGCACCAATCTTATTATTGAATCGAGTTCATGATTGCACATGTTACTTCTAGAAAATGAGCAATTAGTGAAGACGTCTTCACATTACTCTTTCGTTTGCACTTCTTCTATCCCATGAAGCTCCTTGATGCGCTTGTTAACCGCTGGTTCAACGACAGCTCGGGCCTCCTCAAAGCTATCATGAGTAACACCAAAGTCCTCTGTCTCGAACTTCTTATTGGGGTTGTAGTTACTAAGAGTGATCTTCCTTTGGTAGTGGAAGTCTCTTGGGCCTAACTTGACTCGGGCCTCTGTCTCTATAGGAGTTTGGGCCTTTGCCTTCGCATCTTCTATAGACTGATCTAAAGATACTTGATTAGACATACTAAGAATCGGGCCGTCTATTTACACTGATCAAACACTCAGAGAAGAGAGATAGAATGTTCTCTCCTTTACTAAAGAATGAGGTAATAATTATTCTCTCCTTGTGAGGTAGAAGCAGAGATAAAATAGAAAGCATTAGTGAATTAAAGTGTAAATGAAATAGCATGCAGCAATTATGACTAATATTAAAGCAAACTTACGTCCTAAAGCCCCTCGACGATAGAGATTAAGACGTTCCTGACGGGCACTGCTTGCCCTATAAGGTGAGAACAAAGCATCTAATTTGTCACGGCCATCTGATAACAATGCTTGTAATTTCATAGGCATTTTATATTAATTTATATAACATATAAAATATATAAATGCTACCAAGAACGTGGGTTAGACCACTGCTATATCACAACCACAGGCGTATTTCTCTCCCAGTTTCATACGATTATGAATAGGACAGAATGCCGGGGCAAGCTTAATCTGCTCTGACTTGGCTAATGTTGGCACAATATAGCCTATAACCTTTCCGTTCTTAGTAATAGCCAATGGTAAGGCAGTTAGTTCCTTTGACAAACTGCTCCTAAGAAGTTTTATATTTATTTTTCTCATAATGATATTGCTAATATTAAACTAAATAAAAATAATAGTGTACACAATAGGTACTAAAAGTGTACACTATTCTATGATTAAAGTCAACTAACGTGGGTCTGACTACTCCCGCCTGGGATAACAAAAAGAAAGGGAGTAGCCGAAGCCACTCCCAATCTTTCTTAACCTACTACTGTGTAACCTCGTCATCTTGAACTAAGGCAACGAAGAAGTCTGGTTGTTTATCACCTGCGACCTTACGATTGTTAGGTTGTAGGTATAACCTGTCACCTGGTTTCAAAGTCACGGCGTCGAAACGGTCAACCATTTTGCCGTCCTTGTCCTTAGACTGTCTGCCAATGTTGACAGAGTAACCACCACCTTTGGCTTTCCAAGCGGCGCCAATTGATGGCCAGAAATTTCTTGGTCTTTCAGCTTCTGAGAAGCCGTTCGCGTAAGCGATTGTTGCTTTTGACATACTTTTTGTGTAGCAATGAAATGATAGATTCATCTAACATCTAATGCTAGCGTTAAATATTAAATTAAGCCTTTATCTTTGGCGTAGTGTAGGGCATTAAGCACACCCGCCGATTCATCTTGATGACATTCAGTCCTAATGAACTTCTCTTGTTCACCTAAGGTAGGGAATGTCGTTGCTGTTTGGAGGACAGCAAAGCCTTTGTCAGTCACGCCTTGTTCTCTAGCCCAGCTAGGCGTGCTGATTTCGAAGAATAGCTTCATAAGACAAGCATTATGAATTAAGCGAACTTGTTTATCGAGTCGACCTTTATAAATAAGTTCATACATATCAGTTATTTGCTTCCGAGAACGTGGGTCAGACACCACGAGTGGATGGCGAAGCTTATCAATTACGTAATAATAAAAAAGGCGATACCGTGAGGTACCGCCATTAATTATACTTCAGCTCTCTTTAAGCTTGACACATAGTGCCAAGACTGCGAGAACTGACAGACTGGACAATCAAACCAAAGTATCTTGTCTTCATTCTGTTTAACATAACCAAGAGCTTGACACTTTGGGCAAATGATTGTGAAGTAAACAATTTTCTTTTTTGCCATAAGATTATATTTAAGAATTAGCTAAGTTAGTGAAGATGTATTCACTAACCTAAGCCAAGTCTTAAGCACGCAGTTAAGCTTGATGTTGGCCTGAAGCCTGGTCATCTAGAAATTCTAGCTGGCCTACTTCAGTGTTAAGTATCTTACGGCCAAGGGCTGTAAGTTTAACATTGTGCCTGTTGCTTGAACTACAGGCGAAGTTGATTGCATCTTGTGTGTACATAGATGTAAGTTAATTAATTAAGTTCATAAGTAATTGATAAGCGCAGCCAATACCGTGGGTCAGACTACGGCATGGCAGGTAGGTCAATGGCCGTAAGTATATATGTGTATTAATATCTGATTCCCCCATGTCTCTATATATGTATGTGTGTGTGTATAGTAAGCCCCACCAGTTAAATTATTTTTATTTCCCAGAGGATCCCGTTCCTTGGTTGACACTCGGTTAACACTCCCTTTCATGAACTTGATCATAAGTTACTCATAAACTTCTCTACTTATGTAATAGATGGTAAAGGCCCGGTCCAGTCCACAAAGCGTTATATTATAGTTACTATCTCTGGACTAGTTCATAGAATTAGAGACTATTACACCATGGCCCGGGAACTCTATACACAGTCTTGTCCCAAGTATTAATTAATAACAAATTGATAGGTTTTAATATCACGAAGATTAGCCAAACTAAAGGCCTTGACATATCGTGTGGATGTGCTATACTGGTAGGGTAATAATAACGCACGTCTCCATGATTAAATTGCCCCACAATTGATCTAACCAACGGGCCCAACAGGCCTGGTTTTTGTTGTGTTTTTAATAATTACCGGAATGGTTAATGGTACATGGTACCAACGTTAACCTCCTTGGCGTTCCATTCTGGTGATCATTAAGTACATAAGAGTGAAGATGTCTTCACTTACAATTCAGTGTTGTAGCGTTTAGGGGAAGGCTACCAGAAAACATCTCCTTAATAACTTTGCTTTGTGATCAAATAAAATCGCCGCTCTGCCCAGGCCCCGCAACGGCGACTGTGATTTGGTCATAAAGAAAGATGACGACATCCGTGGAAACAGGGCACGGGTACTTAGTCATAAACACTGATACATAGCCCCAGCTTCTCTACATGAAGCTAACTAAACTCTAATTCACAGGGAATGGGGCCTTAGTACCCAAAAGGCATTACTAGATACACGACAATGAATGAACTTTATTCCGATTGTTTCATGATAGGAACTAATCCTAGCAAAAAAGGAGGAGGTTATGTTGTCACTGACAACAAAGGCAATATTATTGATAAAGAAACAATCTACAGACCCGGGTTTACTAACAACGAAGGTGAACTTCTTGGCGTTCTCAGGGCCACAGAATTGATTGACAGTCACGGAACTGTTTATACTGACAGCCAAAACACAATCAAGTGGATTAACAGAGGTTATAGTAAAGCACGTCCTGATCTGGGCCACATAATGGCAAGAGCCAAGAAAAACATAAAGATAAAGAACATAAAGCTTACATGGGTTCGTAGGGAAGTAAACAAAGCCGGTATCACTGTGGAGAAAACTCACAATTTATATTAATTTACGACCACGTAAAACAAAAATATGTCTCCAAACGTTTTAAAAAGACAAGAGTGCGAAGTTTACAGCCGTGTTACAGGCTATATGAGGCCCGTGAAACAATGGAACGATGGTAAGAAGGCGGAATACATGGACAGAAAAACTTTTAAACTAGACAAAATGCTCCCGACTACATAAGTCTGGAGTTTTTTATTGACAATTTACAATTTTAATGATAGAATATTACTATGTCACAACGTATAAGGTGTTATCCACCAAAAGATTTCTTAATTGCCTTCCTGGCAACAAGGAATGTCAACGTAGTCGAAGACAAAGAGCAGATACTGCACTATTTTGGCAGTAGTTTTAAAGAATTGAAGTCATTAATCAAGGCAGACAAGCCTGATTTGGTGATTATTAACAGTCCTGACCTTGAAATTAACGAAGAAGACCTGCAATTTTGCAATTACGTAGTAGATCCCATCTCATCGGACAAAGATCTCTACCAAAATGCTACAGTGAAGACGAATAACGCGCGTCTTTGCCAGATTTATTACAGAAAATTAGATCTACAACGCAGGATGACTATTTTCTACAGGGAAATACAACCTACGTCGTCATCTAGAGCAGGTGAATACTTAAACCGGTTCATTAAATTCATGCGTTGGGCATAGTTTGCCCATCTCTCGACATGGCGAAGAGACGCGTCATGTCTGGAAGGTGTAATATATAAACCATCGAGACGCTTCGGCGTATATCCTTCACGGAAAAGAACAGAAATTATAAATACTTCTTTCTTTCCGATTCCCTCAACATCATCGATGCCTGTCGTGTATTACATTTCTATTGCTATGTTGAGGGATGAGCTAATTATGATTACGACACCCAATCTACTCGGGTGCCCTGTTAAAAATGAATATAGACAAACAACAATACACGAATACCGTCTTAGCAGCTAAGAATAAACTGAAGAATGGAACTTCTTGGGGCGATGTTTGGAATGAAGTCAAGTCTAAATTCAAAGAACTACCTAACGAACAGATAGATTACGATCTCGGGCCTGAGTGGCGCGAGGCGAATGCTTATCAAAAATATTTAAAAGGGAATCTACCTCCCGTACGATCGACAGTGAAGTATAATTACTTCGCTGATTTGGAATTGGCCAAAGCCAAACTAAACAAAGGCTTCGATCTCGCCAAAGTGCAGAACGAGTTGACTAGTAAGTATAAGAGTTTAGATTCTAAACAAGTTCTTACAGACCTAGGTGCACAGTACAAGCTACCTAAAGCCGGGCCCATGACTCCTGAGATCAAGAAACTCCAGACCGTTACTCCTAAAGAGGAACTCAAACTAAAGGCCTACCAGAAAACATTAGATCCCGATTACCTTAGTGGTAAGAAGGATCCTGTTAAAGATGCCGTTAAGATTGAGAAAGAAGCCATTGACCAGGCCAAAAGGATTGACGACTACAATAAACCCGAGCCAACTGTTACCGTAGTAGAACCAAAGCAGCAGGACGTCACCATTGTTGAGCCCAAGCCACAGAAAGTTGAAGTCGTTGATCAACGTATGTCAGAGAAGCCAAAAGTAGATCTGGATACGAACCCTTATACACCAGAAAAAGAACCTTTTGTCAAGCCACTAAAGGTAGATGATACAAGGACTTCTTCCGATACCGCTCATAGATTGAATCTTTTCTTTGATAACGATCCTGATGTCGCCAATCTTGATAGAAAGTACGGCAACAATCTAGATGCTATACACCAGCCAGGGAATGAAGACATCTTCAATGAAGTTGTGGGTGTTACGCTGCCTAAGATGCAGGAACTCGTTAAGCCAATAATGGCTGACAATAAGTCAGGCATGGATTATATATCAGAACAACTTGATAAGTTCTACGATGAGACCAAAGTAACGCCTTACTGGCAGAGCCGGATCAAAGCAGTGACTGATAAGATGATCGCCGATCCGAACATTGATAATAAGAAACTCCCCAACCCATTCTTTACAGAAACGGTATTCCCAAAATATGAACTAACATTAGCGGACCTACAGCCAAAGATAGATGCCGTGCAGTCAATGAGCACTATAAGCCATATTCAACCCACTATTAAGAAGGACGACAAGACCATAACCGTCATGTCTCAGATACCAAATAGCACGCCGATGATTGTTATCCCGGATCAAGTTGTACGTGATATGACAACCAGGAAGCTGACAAAGGAAATAAACCTAGAAGAATGGCAGATCGAGTTGTCCAAGGCGCGAAGAGACAAGGAACTTGCAGTCACTGGCAAGATCCCGGCTATTCAAAAGAAATTTAATGATGAAGTAGCTAAACTTGATGCATTGAAAAAGGCCACAGGTATTCCAGAGGATAGCATTATTAGAAAAACTCAAGTGGCAGAAAGAGAAATGACTACCCAGGAAGGGGAGATATTACAATATATAAATACAAAATTGTCAAAAGCGTTCTCTTTTAAAGGGACCGAGTCTGTCAACGCTCTTAGATCCAAACATGGCGCCGCGATAGCTGAACTCTCCAAGAGCCTGAAAGTTTTGTCTGACTTGAATTCTTTTAACACAACTCGTAACGAACTTAGTGCTACGTATCAGAAGACAGCGCTTACCGAACAAGCTCTTACCAAAAAATATAAACAAACCAATTCTGATATAGAGAAACTTATTGCTGTTCCAGGAATGAAGAGTTATATAGAGGGTGCACAAAAAGATCCGGCACAGATAACCCCTGCCGAATATACTTCTCTTATTAATTTCCAAGCCGATAACAAGGCAAACATCAATAAACTTATCGAGTTAGGTAAGCAGGTAGAAAACATTCGGGCAGAAATGTCAAGGAACTCCATAGCCGGGAACAACGCGGCCAAAAGATATCAAGAGATAAGCGATGACATCAAGTCTAGCTTTAATGGCGCCGTCGCCGGCATAACCTCAACTAACTTCAAACAGATTGTTACGTCAGGAAACATCATGTCAGCCACAGAAGCGGACGATCTGATTAAAACAATCAAAGGATATGATGCCAACAAGAGGTTCGTTGAATCGAACAATGACAAATACCTAAAGGAACTCGACAAGTACGACATGAAAACCCAGAAGCTGTTACTCGAAGAGGCTGTCATACAAGATAATATACAAAACATCTATAATGACCTAATAAAAGTTTCGAACGAGGTTACTGATGCTGATAAACGTATCGCAAAATATAGCGGCTTCGATGAAGTGGCTAGACTTAAACATGAAAGCCAAGTCCAAGAAGCTGTATTAAAAGCCAACTATAATCCTTTTGCCTGGAAGACTTTGAAAACCGCAACAGAAGAAGTCTTCGGAGAAAGCGCAACGGCTATGGACGTCACGGATGTAAGACTAGCTGCCGGCAAGAGCGTACTCGGCGGCACAGGAGAACTTGCAATGGATATAATCTCAACGGTAGGTAAAGGATTGATACAGATCCCGCGCGTAGCTATCAATTCAATTGATGGTGTAGTTAAACTTGGCGCGGCCATGGGTAATTACCAGCTTTCTAACATGGAGAATCTTGGTATTAAAGGTAGCGAGATAGACTGGCTTAAACAACAGAACCAAAAGATAATAGATTCACCTTGGCTCGCCGATGAGATGGGCAAGGGTATCGCGGCCGAAGCAGCTGATTATTATAAGAACCTACATACATACGTATTGCCTCAGATAGTAATGCACGCTGGAGATACTGTTAAATTGTTAGAAGGTTTCTGCAACTTTGGTGAAGAAGGAACCGATATAGCGCGAGACTGGTTTCTTAATGGTGTTAAAAACGCAGGACTTTCGCAAGATGCAGTTAACTTGATAGAATCATTTAGCGAGGTCATTGATCCATACATATATGGCAGCAGATTATTGCATGCCATACGTTTAAATATGAATGACCCCGATCTCCCAGAGAATGCCGATCTATTATGGACGGAGTACGATAAGAAGACCGTCACCACGACAATAGATGGGCCATTGGAAAACTTTCTTGATCCATGGAACCAGGAAAGGATAGAAGAAATCAAAGAACTCAATAAAGGAATCAAAGATTTTAATAACATCCCGGCCGGGACAGAGCTTATTATTTATCCAGGCAACCCATACGCTAGCCAGATCATGAAAGACATGGACAAAAGACAGAAGTTTATTGCAGGGATGCAGTCAGAAGAAAGATTTATAACAGACGAAACGACATCTTTGTACGATATTGTCAAGGTAGGGCCAGACAGAGAAAAGATTATCACTTCTATTCTGGACTTAAATGATTTCAATGCACTTGGGTTGAATTCTAAGAATACTAATGACTGGACCGAGATACCTAAGGGCATCACGATACGCATCCCGAAGGCATTTGATGAACCATTGGTAGCCAATATCTTACTCAGCACGTCTGCTAGATTAAAATATGCAAAGGAACATCCTATACGTTACACGTTGTTTAACGAAGCTTTGATATTGGGAACAGATCCGATTAACTATCTATGGGCCCCTGGGATGCAGGCAATCAAGCTTGGATCAACATCAGTATTAAAGGCTGGGTATTCTAAACTTGCTACGGCCGCAGAGAAATCAGCTTATCTAGCAACGACTAAGAAGATGGCAGACTTCACTTGGAGTTTGTCTAGGGTTTTGTTTGAAAAGAAAGCCCCATTACCACAATTATATAACAACCCAGATAATTTAAGTTTCTTCAAGCTAGTTAAGAATGGAATGGAATTCAAGAGCATGGATCTTACAACGCTGTCTTCGTTAAGAACCAAGCTGGCTGCCATGTCCGTAGTCAATTCACTCCCAGATATGTTCAGGCCTATCGTCAAGATGACCGACAATGAGATAGAAAACTTACGTGAATTAAATACAATCAAATATTTGCAGGGGCTTGAAGATGTGACAAAGACTCAGGGCCTTGCCAAAGATCAAATAGAAACATTCCTATCCAATTATATAAAGGATCAGAAAGGCGCCACTACCAGAGAGCGCGAGATCTTCCATGTGTTCTCGGAGAAACTCGGACTAGGTACTCAAGAAATCGAAGACATGATCGGCAAGACTCACCCGGAACTTTACTATAACAAAGTAGTCACTACTAAAGTCACAAACATAAAGGATATAGTAGACAAAGATATTATGGCAGACAAGGCCAAGTACGATGAGATTGTTAGGATAAACCAGTTCAAGGAACGCAAGATCGATCCGGAGAAGATCCCAACAGGATTCAAAGTTGTTGTCAGTGAAGACAACTTCATTAAGCGCGTTAAGGATCAGATCTATTATTCCAGATTCGTCACTAAGCCAGAACAGGAATACATGATGTTGCGCATGGGCAAGCTAGATGACATCGGTAACGAAGCTTTACTTAACTTCTTTAGACGCACATCTGTTAATGGCGAGCCGATCAGATTGATTATGAATCAGAAAGAACTGGATCAAGCAATTAGAAGAATGCATCTCAAATATCCTAAGGCTAAAGAATCAATCAATAAGGCCGTAGATGTGGCAAAGGAATACAGACGTAGAACAAAGTTCTATGCCAATGCAGTCAGCCAACAGATTCTTGTCCCGATCAAGATGACATCCAATATGAAGATGTTTGTTTTGGATAGCAAGAATCCACTTGATTACAAATTATTAAAAGACAAACAAGCTTTCACCACGATCAAGAATCCTGACACTGGTGAAATGATTTTGATATACAACAAGAACTATGCCAGCAAGATCGGACTAGGTATGGATCTTATCGCCTACAATGCTAAGTTGTACGGCAAGAAGATCTTAAACCTAGACGAAGCTATTGGCACAATGTCTACCAGCCTAAGGAAGATGGAAGTATCCGGAGGTAAAACTGAACGCACTTGGTTCAGAGAAAATCCTGATGGTTCTATTGAACTAGTTCAGCAACCTGCCACAGGTGGCAAAGCGAAAGTGGAGTTCACTCTTAAGAAAGGAACTGCAGCAGATAATATTACTCTACGTAATCTACTCGTTACTGCTGCTATCAGAAAAGAAATAGGTTGGCTTAGGAAATTTTTCAACAAACAAGAATACGCCATAATCTTTGGTAACAGAGAGAAGGGTATCAAAGGTTTGTTGGATAATATAATAGAGCTAAGCGGCAAGAAGATCAAAGTTAAGCAATCATACGAGAGAGACATGGGAGAAGTGCTTGATGATTTGCAACGCTTAGGTGCAGCTGGAAACAGAAAGAAATTTTCCATAGATGAACAAGATCTAGAAATATTTTCTGGTGATAGTCAGATAGAATTTTTGTTATCGCTGGCAGCTTCTATCCAAGATATTTATAGAACAAACAAAAGTATTTTTAATATAACACATGGCATTTTGAAAAAGACCAAAGAAGAAATCCAACGCAGTCTCGCCGCAGGCAAGATGCCAGTACACAAGATGACTCCAGTAGAAGATCTGACTCTTTTGATTATGGACAAAGTCGAGAAGAATAAAAACTTCTTTGGAGGGAACAGCAAGATCATTGATAAACTTTTAGGCGATGTGAATATAACAGACACGGAGAAATCCTCTATAGCTAAAGAAGTAGAATCATTAGCCAACTCTAGAAAGCAAATGCTTAAAGCCAAAAGGATTCTAAATAAGATGAGAGACGGTGGCTTTGCGAAGAACACAGTCGATGATATAAACCGTGGAATTAAAACGCAGTTTACTTTCAATACATTAAAAGGCGAAAGCCGAGAAGCAGCGGTAGGTCGCGTACTTAAAACTATTCCAGGTTTCATCTCGCCTGAAGATGCGTCACGGTTCAAACTTGGCAAGTTGTCAGATGAAGCTGCGATGCAGATGGACTTCATGCACAAAGCGCTATACGCTTATGCTGCCAATCCAATCAATGAACAGTTCACTTATCTTATAAGCCGTAACATACCACAAGAAGCTTTGCCAGGAGCGATCACAGAATATTCCAAGCCTATTCTTGAGGCCTTTGTTAAACTAAGTAAGAAGCTTGATGATGAACATGGCGCACCAAAAGAAAGATTCACATCCATAATTGAGGATGCTGTTCATCATGCCCAAGATAGTCTTGTAGTTTTGAAACTTACAGCTGGGCAGATGGCTAAAGATGTCGTGGCCAAGCTAGATACGCTTGAATTGGAAGTGGCCAAAGCCAAAAAGCAAATGCTTAAAGACACTGGGACTTTTAATAAGTCTAAGTTTGGTAAGAAGTATCAAGCATTCACAAAGGTTGCTCAAGATAATCTGACCAGATCATCATCCAGATATAAACAACTTCTCGAGGAAGCTGAAGCTTATGCTAAGAAATATGGTACAGAATTTCATGACAGACTGTCTGCCGAGATGGAATTCATGCCAAGTTCAAGACTACAATCCGACTTTGTTATAACACCAGAGATTGAAAAGGCTTTGTACTCTGTGAAAACCGGCGAACACAAAGGCTCCACACTTGTTATAAGTAATCGTACTCCGGAAGAAGCGGCGGTGATCGAGTACTTGAGAAGCAAGCCAAATGAATTCTTAGAAGGTTCTGACTTTGTGGTAGAGAAAGCTGACGAAATTAAAGATCTAATGACGTCAGAAGAAATTGTAGAGTTAATGTACAAGCGCAATCTGAATCCTCTTGCTTATTGGATGCTAGATAATCAAAACGGATTGACAATGTACAAAGACAGTATAGTTAGATTGCTCAGTCTTTCTGTTGACCCGACAGTGAGCAGAGAATTAAAACAAGTATACTACGATAAATTGTATAGATTCATGATTAACTCGAATGTAATGAGTTTTGATTTGTTTAAAAAAGATTTACCTCACTTATCTGCCGAACGTCTGATGTTAATGAGTCCACAGCAATTGACTAAAGAAATCATGACTAGCAATGTCAGCGTTGCGCGCAAGCAAGAGTTACTCAAACTTGCCAAGGCTAAAGGCGCAGAGATGTTGCAGAAACAGTTGGAACTTTCTGATATAGAGAAAGCTACTACAGCAGGAGCTACAGAATCTAAACTAGAATCATTGTCATCTGGTATTGTCCGATCCAAAAAGCAAACTCCTGTTGGAGAAAATCTTTCAAGAGCGGAACAGCCAGATTATATAGACCCGGATAGATTGAGAGAAGGATCACTGAATCCTACTGAGAACAAAGATTCGAGAATAAATATAGATCAAAACGAAAAGTTGTTTGATGAAATGGAGAACTTGAATGCTGCCCTGTATGCAGTTAGGAAGGCGCTAGGTATCGAAGATCTTACCAAGCTTACTAAAGGAAAAGTTGCAGATAACCAATCATTACTGTGGAAGATTGAGAAATCATTTGATGGAGATATTGCCACTGAAGACGAACTTAAACTGTTATCGATGGCCAATGGCAATTACATAGCAGTAGGTGGTGCAGAATTTACAAAAGAAACTACGCGCAGAATGGCAAAGGCCAAACTACCGATAACAGAATTTGATAATGATAAGTTTGTGTCTGATATGGCTACTGCGTTAGATGCCCCGTCAGCCATGGGGCACGAAGATCTAGAGAAAAGAATCTTAGACACGGCCGGTACTTCTGAAATGCGTGCCAAAGTGGCCAAGATAGATGACGAACTAGCAACTGTAAATAATAGCGAAGCGAATTTAAGAGCCACGATATACTCTGATACCAAATTATTAGATGACGCAACGAAGAAAGGCCGAGCCGATAAAGTGACGGCCATAGAATCTGATCTTGTTTCTTACAGGAAGGCACTGGTCACTGTAGAAAGCAAGAAGAATGCATTAGAATTGGAAAGAGATAGTTTGTCAAGGAAGATTGATGCCAATACTAACGCTACTGATTTTCTCGTTAACAATAAATTCGATGGAGATTCATTCAAATATATTGAGAAGCGCATCGCCGAGATAGATAATAGTATTTCTAGAACTGAACGTCTTATCAAGTCAACGACTGACCGACAAACACTCGGGAATCTTCTTATATCTAAAAGAATGCTTGAAGCCGAAAGAAATATGTACAATGCGGCCAAGCGCATGATAGTTCCATGGAATATAGCTACAATGAACGGCGTTCAGTTTACTGCCAAAGAAATATACCAAGCCGCCAAGGGATATATTTCACCAGAGATGGAATCTAAACTGGCCACACTGGGCCCTAAGGTTGCCGAGTACATCAAGGACGCTAATGCCGGGAACATGAAAGCTATCGGTCTCGATGATATCAACTTGCCAACAGTCAAGATGACCAAGATAAACAAAGACTCTATCCGAGATCTGTTTTATAAGCCTATTGAAGAGGGCAAGATCGGCCATCCTAGCGCGATGAGGGTTCCAAAGGTTGATACTATCACAATTGAAACGATGCGTGATTCTGAGGCCATTGTGGCTGCAATAAAAGACCTTATAGAAAGGACTTCGAAAGAACAGAGATACCCATATGTGATCGATATGACCGGGAACTTGGCCAAAAGACTTGAACGTCTTGACCCAGAGCTGGCCAAGAAGGTTCACATAGTGAATAAAGATTACTTTACTCATGATTCTTTGGCTAATATTAACGCAACCGCTGGAACAATACTCACGGACAGCGAAGTTAAGGCCTATGAAGAAATAATCAAAGGCATAAACGAGCATGGCCCAGTCTGGATATTCGGAGAAAAGTCAGCCAAGGTTAACGCGGATACTATCAAAGATGCATTCTATAAGAAGGCACTTGATGAAGACGAGCGTCTATTACTGAGACAAGCAAGAATAGATAGCGATAGAATCACTAAGAAATTTAGAGAATCATCACCCGGTTCTGCCATGTTCTACCCTAAGGATCCTGATAGTATAGTCTCGAGACTTGTTGCTATGGAAAAAGGCGACATAACCAAGATGACTATAGCCGAGTCTGCCGCCATAGCCGCACAGCGCGCCAATGTTTACATGAGCAAGGCTGATATCTCCAGGTTTATTAAGGAAAATAACCTTGGAGAAAGCGAAGCAATGGACTTCCAGGCCGCAACTAAAGGCAAGAAGGTTCTTGTTATTGCCGATGACGTGCAGTCATCGTTGTTTGATGCTGATCGAAACACTTTAAACGAAGCCGTACACAATGGTATGGAGTTCATGTTCTCTGACAAAATGTCAGTTGGAGAAGAACGTGTTTTGGAATACATCTCACAATTTAAAGGAGTGAAGTTGTCTTCAATCAAGGAGTCATTGATTGGTAAGATTAAAAATGGCCAAGTAAAGAATGGCCCTGATATGATCTTTACTATAAGCAAGAACATTAAAGAACAAAACCGCGCGTCACTACTAAAGAAGTGGGAAGAAGTTGACGCCGCTGGCCAAGTCAGGATATACAAATCGTCAGACAAGATAATGAATGATATCCAGAATAAATTTACACAAGAAGTCGACAAGTGGAGATCGTCAAAAGAAAATTTCTTACCAGACTTTGCAGTAGAGAAAGCTAAGTTCGGCGAAGACCCGAAAGATATACTAATAGATCTCGCTTCAGTTGCCGGTACAAACAAAATAAAAGAAGCGATGAAGCTAAACACAGAGGCAATGCTTAAGGATTACCGCGAACAATTGATGAAGACAATACCAGAGGGGATCGATGATATAACCAAGCGAGCAATGATCAAGCAGATAGAGAACGAAGTTGGATCAACTGCTATCCTTATGAAAGAAATTGGCACAGAGATATTCAAATTCGGTGAAGGTAAGACATGGCTTGAAACTTTAAGAAATAAAATTTCATCACGCCTTACGTTCTATGCAATGTTTGACCAACCTCAAACAGGATTGAATCCGGGTTACCCAGATGTGATACCAGAATATGTGACGGCTTTGCGCTCAGCAGAATGGATGCTTCGTAACGGCAAAAGACTAGCAACAGAGTTGTCCGCATTAGGCAGCACATTGATGAGCGTATGGATACGCGCCGTCTTGCTATATAGACCTAGATGGCAAGTGTGGAATACATTAGGTGATGGTGTTAGAGCAATAGGTGCGGCCAAAGATGTTATGATAATGAGCAAATACCTTGAAATACTTTCAGTAGGATCGTTTAAATTCTACAAAAAGTTCTTCAAAGAAATTTCCAAAATACCTTTAGAAGCTTTACCTAAAGGAGCCAGAGAAAGAATGAGCGGCTTCTTGTCTCATGATCTACTCGAACTTGATTTCTCCAAACCATTAACCAGAACAAAATACTTTGAACTTAAAAGTTCTTTGTCTGATGTGGCTAAGTTGATGAAAGAAGGCGGAGTATCTGCGACTGGCGAAACAATCACTCCAGCGATGATGGATCGTATGACTTCATCAGGTATTGATAGAATAATTGCTTCGCCTGAATTCGCTCAAGAGAAGATCAACTTGATGAAGACTAGTGGATTCCTGTCGCGCGTTGCTAAGAGAGTCAGAGTCATAGATAGTGATATACAAATTGTTTCATCTACAATGGAATCAATGAGACGTGCCACATTGGCATGGAATTTGCTATACAAAAAATCAATGAGCGCTGCCAGAGCTGAAATGAAAATTAAGAAGTGGCAGTTCGACTATAGAGAACTCACATTAGCCGGACGTTTAATGAGAAACTTTTTTCCATTCTATACATTTACTTCTAAATCACTGCAATTATATCTAGGGCTATGTGCCAAGTATGGACCTGGTGTTTGGAACGGAGCCAGCGCTTTGCTTGACGCGTTTGAATCAGCCACAGAAGATATGCCAGACCAATATAAAACTAGAATACAAATAGGTAATAGGGTTTGGTGGCTTACAAACTTTGGTGTCCAAGAATATTTTGATATGATAATCAACCCATCCAAGATGATGGAAGAGTTTGTTAAAAATCCAGGGCATATGCTATTCGGTTTGAGCTTCGGGCCAATAGGTAGCGCCGCCATGAATGTTATTACCGGGAAAGGATTCTATGATACCACTGCTTCTACCGAAGAATTCTACCAACGCGGCTGGACTACAGAAGAAATAGATAACTTTAAAAATAAAGATGATGCTAAGTTTTCAGATTCTATTTCATTTGATAAGTCAGACGAAGCTGTCTACGCATTGCTAGTAGCCTCGTTACCATTTGGTGCGCTAGCTCAAGATCTTACGAAGGTAGATATTGCTACGATACTCAGAGGCAATACCACCATGAATAGCAAGAAGGTCAGGACATTGATGAATTATTTCTTCGGTGCTAACTACAAGAAGATGGAAGATATCGAGATGGTGTTTGATACTATGATGAAACTTCCACCTCACGAACAATACATACTCAAAGAATCATTGAAGCGCGAGAACCCTGACTTGTATGACTACCTAAGACAGTACTCACTACTTAGTAAGATAACAAAGATTCTAAACGCACAAGGAGTTGATTGGTCTGACAAGTCTCAGAACCTTATTAATTCCATGGTTGTGTATCTTTATTATGATAAAGAATCAGAATTACATGGATCTGGTGACGAATGGTTGAATGAGAATCCAAACTTTAAAAAGATAATGGAAGCCCAATGGGCAACAGGGGCAATGACATCCGGCAAGATCTATGGCAAAGAAAAGTTTGCCAAGGCCCAACTAGAATCTATAGCTAAAAAGATTTTGACCAATGTCAAAGATGCAGATGATAAGAAGATAGCCAAGATGAGGCTAGCCGGTATCGAGATTCCTTTTGACAAATCAATTAAGAAACAAGACTTGTATAATTCTTTCTACGATGACAAAGGAAACTTCAGACTCACAAGCGAAGACCAGTTGGTTAATATAATTGATGCCTATGGGCTCGAAGGCAAACTGTTTGAGATAAACAATCTCAAGTCAGAAGCCGAGAAAGGATACCAGGATTGGAAAAACCTGTCGCTTAAAGCCAGAGATTTAAAGAATGCCAGTGATCAAAAGTATTATGACAGTATGTCGATGGTATTCAAAGTTCTGCCAAGCAATCTCGAAGACATGTCTCAAGAAGAATCGGCCAAAGTCTGGAACAAATATAACGCACTACTTAAGACTTTAATACTTGATAACCCTGAATTCAAAAAGAAATATATGGCAGAGATGCCGGAGTGGCAGCGCAAGTACGGCGAATTCAATGCCAAGTACGCAGCTATCTGGGCCAAGTTAAGATCAACGTCTGATGATAGCGAGAATTACTTTACTAAATTCTCAAAGCAACCAGCCTGGTTCCAGAAGTGGTATTTTTATGGCAACCCTGAAGCCAGAATCACGTACCCAAAATACACAACAATCTTTGCTGAGATGAAAAAGAATCCTAACGCCGACTACTATGATCTGTTCTACCAGAAACTTGGTGACAAGTCATGGGATAAATTCAGAGAGCTAGTTTTCAAAAAGTATCCAGAAAAGAAAATCTATTTCCCTGTCGCTGCAATCTATAATAAGACAATCAAAAAATTAATAGCCCTTACTGGGGATGATAAGTCAGCACAGTTTGCTAAGTTATATGATTGGTTATGGGCCAAGCAAGATGTATTGAAAGCATGGGATAAAGCCAAGCCAGGCCAATATGTTTATATCGAGAAACTCAGAGAAATGAATAAATCAGGTGATGCCTCGGATTACTATCACAGATTCTATGCTAATAATGACAAGTCATGGAAAGAATTCCGGAAAGTTTACTTTGATAGAAAGCCATTACGTAAAGAATACTATCCATTGGCATTAGAACTTGAAGGCAAGACTTATGCTGAACGCGAAGCTATATTGAAAGATCCTAAATACAAGGATGCTATTATAGCCTGGAACAAAGATAAGCCGGGTGGCTTGGCGCGATCACAAGAGTATGTTAAATACGAAAAGCAATGGGCCCAATTCAATGCTATTGATGATTCTACCTGGGAAGGTAAGCGTGCCAAGGCAGAGTTCTTAAAAACGAACCCCGATCTTGTAAAACTCTGGGATAATAATGACAAGCCGGAAGAACTCGCGATCAAACACAAGCAAAGAGATTACTTTGATATCCTTTATCAGATACCAGCTGACGGCAAGGGGCGAGACTACCTAACAAAGTACTTTACTTTGAAAGCTCAGGCCGATAAATTCTTAAAAGATAATCCGGATCTTCAAAAATACTGGGATAGTAAAACAAAGATTACAACATCAAAAGAAAAAGTTGTCAATAATTTAAAAGATAAGTTCTTTAGTCTCACATTATCTGCTGACAAACAGCAGTTCTTAATTGAGAACCCGGAACTAGATCAGTATTTCTTAAACCTTTTACCGCCTGGTATAAGGAGACTTAAGATACTTGAGAACTTATATTTCAAACTTAATGACAGCAGTACTAGAAAATCATTCCTACAAGCCCGGCCAGAGTTAATCGAGTACTGGGAGATGAAGAAGATGCCGGCCAGTTTCTTAACTAACCCGGGAGTAATGAAAGAATGGAACGATAAGTTGGCTAGCTTTACACGATTTACTGACGCTGCCACCAAAGGTAGATGGGAAGACGTCGAGTTGCTGCGCAAATCTATCTCTTCGGCGCCAGACACAACTACCGACGAAGGCAAATGGTTGGCCGATAAGATGTATACTGAGGCCATGAAAGCATGGTCAGCAACATTTGGTTCAATAATGTCTACATATTTCTTTAGAGCATTACCATCATGGATAAGAGATGAGTATTTTAAGAGTCACCCTAATTCCAGGGTCCTATCGTATTTGTCTCTTGGTCGAGCCATGGAAGAAGGCTTACGTATATACGAGTCAAAGAACAAGCAAGAATCCTGGGCACTTAAACTGCAGGAAAAGTATGGCAAAGATATGCCATATAAACTGAAGGATAAGGTACAGCGAGAAATGATACGTCTTGGTAAATGGCACGACAGATCCTACTGGTCAAAAGCACAGTGGGCTGAATACAATCTGCAGCATTTGGCCAAGCAGAATAATATAAAGAGCTCTGATTTTGATAGGATCAAGTTCCTAGGCATCATAGCCAAGCGAGTTATTGAAACTTATTCACAATCTATCTTCCCGAAACCATTAAAAGAGTTCGGAGTTTTGAATGTATTCTTAGGATCAGAAGAACTGCTTATGCGGAAGAACCTCGCAAAGAAAACGAAAACAATATTGTTTGACTATGAGCTCTAAAGATGCTATAATTTATATAGATACGTTGATAAATAAAAATATGATTATAAGAGACTTCATAAAAGATTTAGCCAGAGCGGCCAGTGACCCACAATATATTGTGACATCGGCAGTCGACTGGTTAGATATAATAAATTCAGAGGGCCAATCAATGTTCCCTGATGTTTTAATAGAGACTACTACCACGTTAACCTGGAATACCAGCACTGAGATAGATGAAACAAACAATATCATTGATCTAAGTGGCACAACTTACACCGGCATCTCAGATATTAAAGATATTTATCTTGTCGATTCCAACGGCAAGAGATGGCCATACGATAATTATATCTATGACCGTGCAACGAAAAGAATCGACCTTGATCCCGAATCGCTAAAGACATCCGATATTTTCCCAAGCACAAGTTATCCTACAGTTATAATAAACTGGGTTGGCAGACTTGGCGCTGTTAACATGGCCAGCACAATAAGCTTAGATGTAGCCGAAGCTAGCTTGTTAAAAAAGATTTGCATCAAAGAAGCATTACAAAAAGTTCTTCTTGACCATATCAAGCTTGATAGATACAGAACTTTAGTTGCCAGATCAAACGAAGGAACTATCCTGGCCATAATTACAGCCTACAATCAAGACATCGAGATGGATAGGAAGAGATTAAATAATTCTAATTCCGTCAGATCATTCTAGTGAATACAAATTCACTGTCTCAAAACAATGGCCAAAACATATCGCGACTATTGTCTAGAGGCACTACAGAGACAACCAAAACTTTATAGCGGTATGTTCAATTGTGATGGTAGGTTAAAACCATTTCCTAATTTTTCTAGAAAGACTAAGACCTACACTGAGATCCCCAAGGAAGTATTAAGAACGTTGCCTCGAGACGGCCTTTTACTGGACAATACGAAAATCAAAACAAAGACTAAGGCGAGCATTAAGATTACTGGTACGCAAGTAGTTATGTATGGAAAAAAAATTAGCATGGAAATAATCCAAACTCCCGATAGTTGCAATATAAAAGAGTATAATAAAATTTGGATGCATAACTATCGTGTTAGAAAAAGAATTAAAAAATTAAAAGAAGAGTTCGGGATAACTTACGAACTATAATAATATGGAGTTACAAAATAAATATCATGTATTCCTTGATTATAAAGGATACATGATCGAGCCAACTACTTATAGATCTGCTCCTGCGCCACTGCTGGGAAGCAAGTTTTCTATGGGGAGGCCATCATACTCCGAGCTCGACTTCTGGCAGATTGGTGGTATGACAGATTTTTCACATGGAATCAACCAAAAGTTCATGGTTGATCCTGCAAGACTTTTCAATTCCGTAGGTTTAGATTTATCTAAGCCAGGAGAAATGCGTCTTGAAAAAGATTTGCAAGCATACACAATGCCAGCGACATCAACCAACATAACTGCTCACTATAGAACTCTCACCAAACTTTATATAGGCGATGACAGCGGAAAAATCTGGTCCACTACTACCGGATCGGCTTTTTATTTTGAACACGATACGCAAGAAGATAAAATCTACAGTTTCTATGAATGCGAAAAGAAACTCTTTGCCGCATGCGGATCAGGAAACACATGGGTTAATACCGATCCTGACAACTCAACAACCTGGACAAAGATATCAGACGCGATCAAAGTAGATGGTCTTTATAAGCCAGGAGAAACCATGACTCCATCTATAACCAAGAGTATCTACAGTACATTCGCTGTCTGCCAACAGATCAAACCAGTAATGAGCAGCGAAACTTTCAATACATTAAAGATCTATTTGAAAAAAGAAGGATCACCGACAAACGATCTAGTTATAAATATTTACCCTGAGTCAGCGTTGACCCCAGGATACCCGGACCTAGATGCTACATCTCTAGCTACATACACGTTAGCTCCGGCAGAAGTAAGCGCTACCGCTGGATATCAAGAATTCTCCCCAGACGGATCAGCAGATTATACACTGAATGCTAAAGTCAATTACTTTACTGTGGCAACTTCATCAGGCGGAGACAGTTCTAATTGTTACAAGTGGTATTATGTCAACGGCCCAAGAGCACAATACGCATATGGCGGAGAACTGGAAACAGATCTATTGCAGATGACAACGCCGGCCGCATTGTCTGGCGGATACTATTCTGAAGACATTGCCAGCTCAGCCAATGTACAAATACAAGCTTGCCAAAGTTTTACGCCTACAGTCACATCAGATAAATTCTATGCCGTGTCATTAATGCTGGGTAAAACTCTGAGCCCTCTCAAGAATCTAATCGTTACAATAGAAGGAGACAATGCTGGGAAACCAGATGGCAGCCCGATCATAACCTATACGGTAGACTCAAGTCTTGTAGACAATAGTTTTAGATGGGTTGAGAAAAAGGCTACGACAACATTCCAATTATTGTCAGGTGTTACGTATTGGGTGAGAGCCAAATGTACAGAAGCTCCTGTCACTGGCAACTTCTATAACTGGGCCAGGAACACGGCATCAGTTTATCCTAATGGTACAGCGATGCTTACCACAGACGGCGGAACTACATGGTCAACACAGAACTGGGACTTTGCATTCAAAGTAAAAACTACTCCTGAATGGAAGGCCAATGAATTCGAGAACATGTTGATGACAATCAAGAGTGATACAGTGACTGATCTATACTATGTGCATAATAACTCCGATGTAATATTCGGATGGTTTGACGATGGTGTCAGACAAAGCATAGATGGATACAACTGGATACCAGAGCCACCAGATCCTTTATGGGTTATGCCATCAGGTGAAGGCACGACTCTTAATGCTATCTCAATACCCAGAGGATTCCTGTCTGGGTCACAACGCGGTTTATGGATGTTTGCCGGCGGTGGATCTGGATATAACATCTGGAAGTTCCCTGACTATACAAGCACGTCCAATTTCAGAGGCATGGACTCATGGAGTTATTTCGGAATCTTTTCAGTAGAAGAACAAGGAGTTTATTTTACAGAAGGTTCAAGCGTGTTCCCATCCAACCTCACCTACCTTGAAGAAGGATTTACTTTCAAATCATGTAGATTTATATACGCGTCAGCCAATGACGCCTACGCTATAGTTAGTAACGACGGATCGACTTGGTACTTGGCGAGATGCAACATGAGTCTTACTCCTAAGCCAATGTATTGGTGGCTCGTTAAGCAATTGACGAAGATACCGGTTCACATGGCAGCTTGGGATGACCAAAAGATAATTGTATTCTATAGTGACAACACAGCAGAATATTTTGATAAGACTGCAAACTATTATGTAGATTCTGGTTACTTCGAAACACCTTGGATAGACGAAGGTATGATTAGACTACAAAAATTATATAGTAGTCTATCATTGCTATTTGATTCTTCACCATCAGGAACATCATCAACCATAGGGTATAAGATGAATACCGGAGATAGTTATATCACATCATCAGCCTTTGCTGGAGCCGGTAATGAAGCTGTTTATGAGCTAGCCAATCCTACTCTAGGAAACAAGATAATGATCAAGGGTACATTGAACGGCAAGACTGGAGATAAGACAGTGACACCTGTTGTTACTGATGTCACCTGGAAGTTCATACTTCAGTCTCCAAGCGAAGACACTACTACACAGAAAACATATTCGTTCATGGTAATAGGTGAGGATTGGATTGAACAAAATACAGGAGAAGTTCAAGAGTTCGGGCTATTAAGTCCTCGCACTCGCAGAGATTTGATGTCTGATCTTTGGGCTTCAACAGCCAAGAAGCAAATTCTTAACTACATAGATGCCGATAACAAAAGTGAAATCGGTCTTGAGATAGACTACGTAGGGACTGGCGCTTCCTGTATTCTTACGGTAGACAGAACTAATTTCACAATATCAACAGCAATAGATGGAGTAGCCGGAGTAAGCTATGATTACGAAAATAAAACATTGGCAGAAGTAGCCACCTATTTTAACAATCTTGCAGACTATACTTGCAATGTCCATCAGGATCAACTGACAACCAGAACAGCACATGACATGGAACCAAGAAATGATTTAGAAATAAAGGGTGGAGCCTATGTTGCTGTAGGAGATAAAGTCTACAGAGTTTTATTAGCATCAGCCAGCCTGTCCAAGAAAGCATTGGAAGGCAGGGGCTCGGACAGAATGATGATCACATTAAGAGATGCATAATTACGAAGAGCGGCTTCCGGTGCGGGTGACCGGTTTTTCCAACCAATAATCTGTAAAGATTATCAGGTTCGAATCAATATGGGTTCGACTCCCATCGCTCATCTAAACATATGAAAAAAGCACCTGGCATTGTACAATATAAAGATCTTAAAGCTTTGCAAGAGATGGTAAAAAATAAAAAGCTTGAAGCTATTGCATCACAGAAAGGCAAGGCTGAATATTCTTTGACAGAAAATATACCAGGCACCATCCCGGAAAAAATGGTATACGATTATTTGACACGACTGAGATTAAATTTCAATTTCCAATATCACCTAATGGAGAACGCAAAAACACAGTATACCGAAAGCAATTGGATCCCAGATTTTATTCTGCCCGATTATCACAACACATTAATCGAAGTCTACGGTACATATTGGCATCAAATGAGCAGGATTTCTGACCAAGAAAAGAAAATGTATTGGCAAACTGCGGGATATACGATAGTCGAGAGAGGTATACCATTAGCGTCGCCTAGAAATAGTAATGGAGGAAAGGTTGTAATTTGGTGGGAAGAAGAGATATATAATAATCTCAGCCAATTATTTACACGCGACCTGCCAGAAATTTTTACATATTATGTTTTTGGAAAACCGTCGGCCTATACATTAGATCCTATAGAACAGTTTAGAAAAACAGAGGCTATGAGAAAACGGCTTCTTGTAAAAAGAATTAAACCGAAGAGAGCTGTCATGACACCTAAATATAAAAAATTTAAAATGAAATCAAAGTGAAACACCAAGATTATCTTAGTGAAAACTTAACGAGTGAAGACATATTCACTAATCCGCAATTTAAATTCGACACACGCGGCCGTGCAGTTTTGACTATGCCTGGGCAAGATACTCTTACTTTATCAGTAACTCCAGGGTCAAAGATCATTAGTCATGCCGCTTCCACATATACAAATAAACCGGCCACAGATCCAGCTTCAATAAGAACTGGAGCGTTGCATGCTACTACTGTTATCACTGTAGGCAATTCAATATATCTTGACGCTCCCAACAGCAGAATAACTGTAGGTGAAGATGGCGGGACACAGTGGATAATGGATAAGAAATATCTACGCGGTGTTGATAACGAACAAACAGTCTTTGGGTTCTTTCTTACAGATGTCAGCCTAGGAGACAATAAAGAATTCAGCAAAGGCGATGTGTTGATTGGAAATTATCCAGATTCATATCTAAGATACGATTGCTCAAATAGAAGACTACTGATAGTCGGCGATGTAGCCATGGCAGGTGATGTTGTGTCAGTAAACTTCGCCACTGGAGTATCGGGCTACAAATTAGAATACGTAACCGGTAATGCAGAATTCAGCAATGTTGTAGTACGTGGTACATCGACTATCGGCGGAACGTTAGCTTCTGCAATAGGCACAGCCATAGATAATTCAGCCCACTTAGTTACAGATATTATAAATGCCAGATTAGATAGTTCCTCTAAAGCAATCCTATCCGACTTTACATTCGGTCCTACAGATTATGCCGGTGCGCTAAAGTCAGGAAGTATCACCTGGAACACAACAACTGGTGCTATCACTGGAGGATCAGGCGTCGTAGTATACCGAAATGGTATCGTCGGTGCCAACACAGCACTTGGCGTAACTACAACGACGTTCACGCTGGACGCAACAACTGGTGCAGCAACATTCGCTGGAGCACTATCAGCTCCATCTGGCAACATAAGCAGCTGGACAATTGGTGCAGCAGAATTATCTAGTGGCAAAGTAAAATTGCAATCAACCGCAGAGCGAATTCTTTTAGGAGATGCAACTGCGCCAATGACAGGAGTCGGAATCTTTATGGGCAAAGACGGGACAGACTACGAATTCAGAGCTGGAAATCCTAGTGGAGATTATATACACTTTGATGGAACAACCCTAACGATTGTTGGCGCCATTGATATATCAAGCAAGTTAGATAAGGTCGGTGGCGATTACCAAACTACAGCTACTGGTGCCAGACTATTAATATTCCCTGATGCTAACACTGGCATTCAAATTATAAATGCTAGCAGCGCCGATGTGTTTAAAGCTATAATCGGTGGCACAGATTCAGGCGATGTCATCTTTGGAAACTACTCAGGATCTCAGGGTATCCTATGGGATCAATCTGCCGGGACGTTGAATGTTAAAGGTAACATTACAATGAGTAGTGGTTCAATAACCTGGGCGTCAGTAACTGGGCCAGACTATACGAACGTCCAAGGAACTAAGCCACCGGCCGGAGCAACAGTCGGTGCCACATGGGGCGTAAATATAGATGGTTCGAACAAGCCAGCAGATAATGCTACAGTTGGGGCAACACTCGGAACGAATGTGTCAGGAGGGAGCACATCAACAAACTATATAAGTAATAGCGGTTACATAACAGCGATAACGGCAGACTCTATCACCACTGGTACTCTTACTGTAGGCTCATCTAATGTTGGTATATATGTAGAGAGCGGTGGTGATATAGAATTCGAAAGCACGGATAGTTCTTCTATATCAGAAATTATTTTTAATAGAGCCGGAGTGGCAAACAAAGGTTGGAATATTTGGTTCACTGGTGATGGTGGTGGTGGAATTTATAATGCAGGCGACTTGCAATTTATGCCGCAATCTAATAACGATAGCGACAGAGTTAGGTTCGGCTCAACAGGACAATCCTGTGCAGTTGTAGTTCATGGCAGTATGAATTGCAATTATGCATATGCCACCAGAGTTTATATATCTACTAGCGGAAGATTACAAATTCCAGTTGGGTCTGATTTATATACATAACATATGTCATCAGCAACACACTATGCAGCAAAAAGCATGACGAATACATCCACCGGAGTAAGCATGACTTGGTGGAGAACAAACTTTAACATGCCAGTTCCAATGACATGGACATCTGGAAGCATGTCTTATGGAAGCACCGCTACATCATTCGATCTGTCAGGCTTTGTCCCAGGACTAGAAATATGCGTTGGAATTTTGCATAACATATCTGCAGATGTAGCATCGCCAGGGACAGTATATGTCCACACAGGTTGGTATAATCCATCTGGCACAGAGATTTTCTCGATCTTTGATAGTTCGTTTTATGCTAGTAGCCCAGGTACATGGTCATATTCTAGTGATAGTATAGCGGCAGCCAACATAGGAGTATGCAGTTGGGAAATCGGATCATCAGGAAATTATTCTATAAGAACTTATATAACAGGAGCATGCACGCACACAGAAACAACAACTATTGCGTTCAATAATGTTCCAGATGTTACACAGTTAGGGACTTCAGCGCGAGGCATGGTGTGGGTTGACGGTAATTATTTGGCTCTAGTAAACTATCATCAGTGGCAACACAGAATTTTAGGAATGGATGTATCAAACCCAGGCGCATCTTCTGGCCATTTTTGGATGGATAGTAACAGTGATTTGTATTTTATAAGTAGCGATGGACATAAGAGATGTACACCATGGAAAATAAAACAGTTCAAATCAGAATGGTCCAATAGCGCGACTGAATCAAAATATGCTGGCACAGATAAAGCTGGGACTATATGGATGGACGCGGCATATGGCTATACACATATAGGGTATATAGGGTATGATGGATATAAGTATCTAGCAGGTGCAGGAGATTATCCTTACTAATTATTAATTTACTATATGGATATACACAAAAGAGAATTGTCGAAGCCAATGCTTGATGCTCCAGAAGTAATGTTATGCAATAACAAGATTACTAAAAAAATTACATTGCACCACCAGGATGGTAGAACGATCAAGCAGAAAGATTTGAAGAAAGACAAACATGGTTTCTTTCGTTTAAAAAATAATAAATTAACATAGACCACAATGGCTAAACAAATAATTGGTTTAAGCAAAACCATAACAACCTTAAGTGGAGCGGAAGTTCTTATACAAGAAGGACTGCCTCTCACAATAAAGGACGCTATCGTAACGATTTGTGAAATGACTAAGTCACAAATCCCGGGAGAAACTCTTAAAGCTTACGCGATAGGAGCTAAGATCTACACATCGAAAGATTATGTAGATTTGTCAGAAGAAGAAATGGCTAATCTTAGAAAATTAATTAACGAATCTAATGTCTTTGTCGCGACTGTCATTGGTAGGTTGATCGAAGTGATCGACTCTGCCAAAGAAGTCAAAGATAAATAAGACCACACAAACGTATGCCTAATAACGGCCCAATAGATTTAGAGACACAAGCCAATGGTGTCCCAGCAGTATCTGGCAGGGAAATAGATAACCCTGATAATAATCCAGCAGATACGATCATGCCAGTTGTAGAAAAGCAGATGCCTGCTTATTCTAAGGATATGCCAGACTTGGAAGCAAAGTTAAAATTTATTCCAGTTGAAATGCATGATAGAGTACGCAAACTTACAAGAGATGATCTTGCAAGTCCTGGTATGCCAGTTGATAGAGAAGCTTATAATGCTTTCTTATATGCTGAGAAAATGATGAGAGATCAAGCGAGACGCGCCAACAAGGGAAACCTTTCTGGTAACGAAGGACCTAATTCTTTCAGTGCTTAATAAATAAGGCCACCGAAAAACATATGGCAATACCATTCAAAATTTCTACAATGGGAAACCAGGACACACGCAATGTGTTCAGAATTGTATTTTCGGAAGCTTTAGCATTGCCTCCGAAGATTGAAGCATGGGATAACTCTCAAGAGTTCCCGGCTAGAGATTCATATGGGGCAACAACATCAAAACAAATATTCTCCGGGACTACTGGTAATGGAAATATCCCGATGCTTTATGCAGTAGCCACTACCAGTAGCGCCCCAGGAGCAGAATGGAAACCTACATCGGCTACGGCCGGAGGTGCTGTTAAGAATAGACTGAAAGGAACTACGAATTATGTCATAGATCCAACTACACCAAGAGCTGGCGAATATATTTTAGTTAATATTGGCCTAGAAGTACCGTACGACTCAGCCTTAACAGCTGGAGCCATGGATCATATCATACAAACAAGGTACTTCTTTTCAGGCGCTATACCGACAGTAACGTTCTATGGGAATAGCGGGACAGAATCAGCGCCTAGTTGGACAAGGATAACCCCTCCAACACATGGCATGCAGTTCTGCGATCTATCAGTAGAAGGAAACTATTATCTAACACTTCCAGAGGAAGGTGTATCAGATGCTCAAGTAATATGGGTAACATCAAGAGAAACATACGACGAAACGTTCTCGTGCAATGCCAATCTTAAAAGCACAGAAGCCGGAACGATGAGTGCTGATTCAAAAATTCTTAAAACAATCTCAAGTTCAATGAAAGGAGATGCTTATTTAGATCTTAAAATACCATTCACTGGTGACGCCTGTTTAAGATTAACGCATTTTCATGGAGATGCGAGATTGTTATAACATTATGTATATAATAGAAATAGCAAAAGATACCAAGGCCTACGATTCTTGGAATGAAGTGCCCGATGTGAAGTTGTCTTCACTCGTGCTTCTTTCTCCTGACAAGAATAGCAATATAAAACTTGAAGGATTTGCCAAATATGTTTGTATGAAAGAAGCTTTGGCTACTGTTGGCGGTTTTAAATTGATGGCCAATATTTGCTATGCTATGTTTGATGACATGTCAATAAAATATAGGATAACCAATGACAACATAGAGGCCACACTTATAAAAACCAACAAGGTTCTTAACGATATTATATCAACCACGCTAATCAGATCTGGCGAAGAACGTGATTTTATGATATAATATAAGTAAGATATGTGGATATAATTATTAATTACAAACATATGATCAAAGCAAGATTCAAAGGCAACGAAAATACTAGCGGATATATAACAGAAACGTTTAACGCCATGACAGGCAATACAGTTTCAATGCCGGATAAAGTTTGGGAAGACATCAAAGCCAAAGGCGATGATATTCTTTTTGACAATGTACAGTCAAGTGATGGGGACTTCCCAGAACAAAAGACTGTTTACATTCCAAAGAAATAGTTTAATTAATTAAAATAAAATGTATGGCAAGTCCAGCAGATGTCAATTTAATCTGTAACTACGGAGCGGGTGAAACCGAAACCGCAATTACAGGTGCTGGTATTGATTTCATCACTGCCGACAATTGTACTAACACTAGCGGAAATAGGACCACAAATCCTATAACCATTCCTAGTACAGCTACAAACGCTTACTCTTACGAGAAGTGGTTGAAGTTCCAAGTTGGTACAACTGAACCTGATACTCAGGTCACGAACTTTAAGTTCTGGGGCGGTGGCGCAGCGATTGATAGCGGAAACGTTATCGATTACTACAAGACAACCAATACCTACGTAGAGCCAGCTTTGGGTACAAGAACTGATGGTTACACCGCAGTTACTGCAGCCACAGCCGGTGCCAAGGCCGATATTGCCGGAACCTTGAACACTTCAGGCGAATCGTCAAGCTACATAGTGATGTTGCTAGAAGTTAATTCATTGGCTTCACAAGGTAATATGGACCAACAAACGTACAATTATAGTTACGACGAAAATTGATCATCAGTAGTTGACAATAACTAGACAATATGATAAGATTATTATATAATTCTTAACATAAAATCTATGTCAATTACCCCTCAATTTTTATCATGGCTCGCTGGCTTCATCGATGGCGATGGCTCAATCCATATTGGAGTCAGGATACAAAATGCAAATGGTAATGATTACATTGCCATTCGCCCAGTTCTTAACATCACGCAGCATATTAAATACGAATGGGTTTGCGATTATATCAAAAATACACTTGGGAAAGGACAAGTATATATCGCTAACCGTAGCAATGCTAGTGCAAAAGCTACTTGGCAAACTCTTAGAGCGCAAGAAATTGTAGATATTCTTAAAGAGTTATTGCCGTATCTCGTAGTTAAAAAGTCGCAAGCAGAAGTAGTTATACCAGTACTTGAATCGTGGATAGCGGAATCTAACATAGTTAAATTCAATATGGAAGCTAAACTAGCTGGTAAAAAACTTAGAAAGAGAAAGACCGTTATGGATATTATAGCGGTAGCGACATCAATAAATGCTGATATGAGAACATCCGCAGCAAAACGCGGATATAAAACTCTTGATGATTGGGAACCTATAGTTAATAAATTGTATCCACGCTAACGACGAAGTCGGCGGGACGACGAAAATTAGAGCTAACATTAGTTAAATGTTTGACAATTAAATTACTACTAACTGGATGTGCCCAGTTCCCTTAGGGGATTTAATAGACCACCTATGAAATTACAAGAATACTTTACTTGGCAGATAGTTCTTAAAGATGGCACTATAATTGACCAATCAAAGTCGGGAGAGGAAGAGACTTTCAAGTTCAATGATGCCAATAAGAACTTTAAGAACATCAAGAAATTTATCTTGATTCCACAAGATAGAAATCTAAACAAGATAACAATGGAATTGCCGGAAGACTCAAGACTGATTTACTTTAGAAGAACAATAGCCAATACCGGCAACATGTTCCCTAAATTCCAAATCAACATGATCGGATGGCAAAAGACTGTAGGCAAAGTAAACGTCAAAGTTATAATGTATGTCTTCCCTGATGGCACCACAGAGATAAGAGAAGACGATGAACCATTATACACACAGACTTTTATAGCAGCCTTGCCACAAATTTCAGCTGATGAAGTCAAGAGTTGCACCGGTTGCAAACCTAGACTTGAGAAAGCAAAAGAATAATATGGCAGAAATGAAACTTAAAAATATTAGTGCCAAAGAGATAGACAAAATGCCATCAGTGTTTATCGCTATTCCCAATATGGGAAAGATCCAAACCGATTTAATGCTACGCGTTATACAATGGATCTTCGGCTCTAAGTCAATACTATTCCCGCCACAAAACTTTTCGCCAATAAGCGTTGCGCGAAATAAATGCGTTGAAGAATTCCTAAAGCAAGGATATGATTATATCTTTTTTGTAGACTCCGATACTGTCCCGCCTCCAGACGCCTTAGCTAAACTTCTTTCACATAGAAAGAAATTGATATCAGGAGTCACTTGCAATTTGAAACTATGCTCAGACGGCATACTCCGTCCAGCACCAATGGTTTTCAAATATGCTAATCCGAAGAAAAAGGATGAAGGGTTCCTACCGATACTGAAACATGATGGAGTTGATGAGATCGTCGCTTGTGGAATGAGCTGTTGCTTGATTCACAAAGACGTATTCAAAGGAATGAAAGATCCATGGTTTGAAGAACGTCCATATGAAAAGTATGGCAAGAAACCATTAGGAGAAGACTTCGACTTCTGCGAAAAGGTTATAAAAAAAGGAATAAAAATGTATGCAGACTTCAGCGTTAAGTGCTCACATCATAAGGTGGTTAAGATAGACTACCCCAACCAGGTAGATGTCGTACCGGCCTATGACGTCAGCGGGGATATCGCAAAAATAAATAAGAAAAATAAAAAACAAATTGAATAACACCAATCCAATGGAACATAAGTCGCAATTCAATGCGCAAAAAACAAAAAGACTCTTACTTGGATTGGGTACAAACTAAGTGAGAGCCTTTTTATTTAAACTTTAATTAATATTATGTCCCATCCTTATTCAAACATAGTACATCTAGCTACGGGAGCAGCATCGGCGAAGAGAACTCTATGCGGTAACAGCAAGAAGTCGCTTATCACTGCGACAAAAGATTGCTACATCGAATTCAATGTCGATTCCACATCCGCTGCCAAAGGTTACTATATAAAGGCAGGAGAACAATATGTCTTCGACATTATGTATCCTACCAAGATCGCTGCTATCCAGTCATCCGAAGCTGGCTCTGTTTCTATTATGGAGTTCGGAGACAAAGTTATAATTATTACCGAGAAAGCCACGTTTGTTAGTGATGCTAATCTTCAAGGACCAGTAGTAACTACTGTTTTTTCTGGGGATACATATTTCCATAAGGAATATTCAGCTACATACAATGGTGATGCTAGTATTAAAAAGACTGTACAACCTCAATTCTACGGTAATGCCAACTTGAAAGATGTTAGCATCTCAACAACCTTTAATGGTAACGCAAGCGCATTGAAAGTCATAGAAAGTACATTTGCAGGAGACTCACGCTTTGCCGTGACGTATGCAGATACTTATACTGGTGACTGTGTCTTGATGACTGTGTATGCAGCTACAATGACTGGCGATGCCAATCTTGTTGGCGAAGAACAAGCCACATTCAAAGGCGATGCCAATCTTCTTGATGACAAGAACGTTGGAACATTCCAAGCAGACGCAGTCTTAATCACATACTAATATGAATTTCTTAGACATCTTCAAAAAGAAACCCGTGTTTGGTACTGGCGCTTTGCCAGATCCTACTGATCTTCGTGACTATAGTTATGATGATATAGTTGGAATTGGAGAACCAGTTGACTGGAACAAAGGTTATGATGTCGAAAAAGAATTGAATATTAAAATTCCTTTTAAATCACAAGGAGTTAGTGCAAGTTGTGTAGGTCAAGGAGTGTCTTATTATACAGCAATATTGAATGCTGTAGAAACGAAAGCTTATGATGAAGTATCAGCCAAAGCAATTTATTCTCTTATAGAACTAGGCCTCGCCCAGGGTGGGGCCTACATAAGAGATGGCATGAAACTTATAGTTGACTATGGAGCTCTGTTTGAAAAGATAATCTCAAGTTATAACAATGGCGAACCACCATCAGAGGCTTTCATGAAAGATAAGACGTGGAAAAATCCAGCTATGGATCTTCTAGCCAAGATCTTACAAGCCAAAGAGTACAGAGTAATCAACAGTATAGATAGTATGGAAGCTTTTGCCATGGCTATACGTGATAACTACGGTATAGTAGGTGGAGTCAGCGGAGAAAACAACGGCACCTGGTCAACTAACGAACCAAAGGCAGGCAAGCATGTCTGGGGACATTGTTTGTACTGGGGTAAATTTGGTACAGATGAACTTGGGAGATACATAGCCTCTCCTAATAGCTGGGGAACTCGCGGATCTAATGACAGGTTACATCCAGATGGATGGCAAAAGTTCAGAGAAGATTGGTTCAGAAATAATAACATGTTCAATCCATGGACATTAGTAGATAAATCTAATGTGATTGTAACAAGTGCAGAAGCTCAAGCTGTAGCTAAAAGATTTGAAAAGAAAATTATTATAGAAGGCGAAGGACATGGACGGGTTGGTATTATCGTTGATGGCAAACTTAAAGAAGTATTGCCGGAACGTAAAGATGATGCTGCTATTTATGTTCTAGCCAACAATGGTCTTGGAACGACTGTTAAAACAAAAACGTTTGACGAGATTCCAAAAGATTCTAACTTCTAAACATATGAAAACAATGTGTTGTTTAGCTTTATATCTATTTGCGATCATTGGCATGTTGTTCTCTTCATGTGTATTGTTATCTGTGATCGAATCTTATTTTAAATAAAACAAAAATATGTCAAACAAAACAAAAACAGAACTTGAAGAAGAAATAAAGATGCGCAATTGCCAGGAAAAACAACGTGCGATATCTAATTCAAGTTATGCTAGCAAAAAAGAATTTACTTTTATACAAAAGATAGTTTTTTCAATGATCGCTATGATATTAATGGCGGTACTCGGAGCCATAATTAATTTAGTAGTAATAAAATAATATGACAAAGATCAGCAATTCTATTTTAAATTGTTTTATGATTATTTCAACAATTATAATTATATTGGGTGTAGCATTTTTAATCTTTACATATTTTATAGATGGTATTTATTATCAACCACCATTAACATCTTATGATACTATAGTATCAACGGATAAAAAAACTTATAAAGTAGGAGAGAGTGTTTATGTGACTGGTAATTATTGTTTTGGCAGAGACAGAGACAACGCTGTTATTAAAGGATGGACATTTGTTGATGGTTTAATTTATTCAGTACCTAATTTCACAAGCTATATTGCTTATAAAAAAGGTTGCCAAACGATCACAGCTTATGTAACGGATATTCCCAAGGCATTACCTTTAGGAATTTATCATCTTGAAGGAACATTAACTTACGAAGTAAATAAAGCAAGGACAATGGTTTATCCAAGAAAAACTAATACATTTGAAATAATAAAATAATTATATGGCAGATAAAAAAATATCAGAATTAGTTGAAGCAACCTCGCCAGCTGATACTGATTTATTAGTAACAGTACAAGGCATAGGTGTTTCTCCGTCGTCTAAAAATATAACATGGACGACTGTTAAGGCATTTCTTAAAACGTACTTAGATACTTTGTATGTTAAGGTTGTCGGAGGAAGTAGTATTACTGTAGCTAATTCTGGCAACGTAGACGGACTTACTATTAATCAAAACGATGTAACTAATAATAAGATAGGTGCTACCATAGTAAACGCAGGTACAGGTAATGGTTTATATGTAGACCAAAACGGAAATGGTATTGCTTTAAACATAGACTCTGAAGCCACTACAGCCAACGGTGTAGTAATAGACGCCTCAGTAATGACCTCTGGCACAGCCCTAACCGTAGACGTTGATAGCGATTTACTAACAGGAAAAGCTATTAAAGTTCTTGGTTCAACCGACCATAATACAGAAGTCTTTTCAGTAGACGCACTTGGTAATGTTAAAGGGAACAACATAGACGGAGTTCCTACCGACCTTAAAATCTCCACCGCTTCTAAAGGGGGAGTATTAAGAAACATAGACGGAGCAGTAGGGGATACGGCAATAACTGCTGACGGTTGGATTGAAGATGAAAAATTTGGATTTTTTGCTCAAGAAAAAACGACAGCTACTTCGGTTGAATTTGATAGTGCTATAACAAGGACAGGAAGATTAACACTAAAAGTATCTACTTTAGACACATCTGGAAGATGTTTAGTAGTATCTGGTTATACAACAGAGCCACCAGCTACAGCCAGTATCCCAATAATAAGTAAATATGGAACGCCATTAAAACCATCTACAACCTATAAATTAAATTGTTATGTAAAAACAAATAATGTAGTTCAAGCAACGATTCAAGTTAACACTTATGATAATGCTGGTTCAAGAACTTTAGCTAATTCTAATATTTTAACAGGAACAAATGATTGGACTCTTGTAACAAAAACATTTACTACAAGTGCTACTGAAATTTATGGTGCTTTTACATTTTTTAATGGAACAGCTGGCAACATCTCTGACGCTTGGTTTGATGTTAATTCAATGACCCTTGAAGAAGTAGTAACTAACACCACCTTTACTGGTAAGGTAGCAGAAAAGATAAGACCAGTATTACAGGCTGTTACTTCAACTGATAACATTGACCAGTCTTTAGACCCGACAGGTGCTTATGCTAATACCTATGCCCTTACAAACGCAGTTAATGAGGGAGCAACGCATATTCAGACCTTTACTCCGACTAAAAAATACACTACAAGAATAGGTGTTTGGATAGTTGAAGCTGGGACTGGGGTTGATTGGACTTTAGTGGTTCATACTGCCGCTAATGTAATAGTGGCTTCTAAAACTATTGCCGCTGCTTCTTTAGTAGAGGGTGCGTTTAATTACTTTGATGTGCCTAATATTTGGGGTGCTGGTGCTTTACATTTTCATTTATACGCTTCAGCAACGACAGGAACACCGACTTGTAAAGCTAATACTTCAGACGATTTAGAAACCGCTTCTTATATTCAGAACTACGCCAAAAAATCAGAGAACTTTACTGTTATCGCTAACGGAATTAAGACTGACTTAAAAGCAGATAAAGACGGACTACTTTCTAATGCTATTATTGATTTAGATAATGGGAAGTATAGGTATAATATAGCCTTTTCTGGAAACAATTTCCTTAATTGTTTAGATTTTTATTCAATAAAAACACAAAATTTAGTTGGTGCTATCAATCAAGGTGGTGGTGGGAATGGTATCCCGATGACCAATGCTAACGACTATCTAATCTTGAAAGTAAATACAATTTTACCGATTAAACATCTTAAAATAAAGCCTACTTCTGCTGGAGTATCCGGGGCAGAAGAAATCAAGTTTTATATTTCGGCTGATAATATTACCTATATTGAAGTAGCCGCCACGGTCGGAGCTAATATATCGCCAGTGATAGAAACCGACATATTTAATGGGAAAAATGTATTTTATGTCAAGGCCGCTGGATTTGTTTCTGGCGCGGTTTATTGGCAACAGATGTTGGTTGAGGCCGATCTCGATACCTCCGCTATCCCTCAAGGACTATTCTATCCTATTGGAGTTAATCAATTCGCTGAAACTTGGAAAGCTACTGGAACGGTTCTTTCTTATGTTTATCGCCAAGCTAAATACACTAACGAGAACGGAGTAGTAATGCCTGCTATTGAATTAAATAGTGGAGCAACTGGAGCTGGTTCAGCTCTTGGCTACCTACCGCTTAAATTAGATAACTCACAAGAAACTACCCCAGCGATTACAATTCTTGCTTCGTCGGGTGTGGCTTCTGATACAGCTTTAGACGCTGACGGAGAATATGTCGCTTTATCAAGCGGAGCAACAGAAGGGTCGGTAAATTACCAAGTAACGATTACTAAAAACACTTTCTATTTATCTTCTAATGCTGAAAGTGTAGACTCAACCCAAGACCCCTCACATCAAGGAAACTTCATTGTCGGAGTAAGACAGCAAGGTTTAACAGAAAGAGTTAAAGATATAAGTTCTGAATTAGAAGATGTCAAAAATGGCGTTGTTAAAACTTTTTTATGGAGAGATTGGACACCTGTTTTGACATGGACTACTGGAACGCCTGAGGGGAGTGTTGTTACTAAGGCAAGATACAAAATACTTGACGGTATTTGTTATTTTGCATTTTATTATTCAGCCACTGATGGCAATGGTGCGACTGCGTTAACTATTTCACTCCCTGCTATGCCAAAAGATAATGATAGTCTGACTGCTTTATGCTCACAAGAATTATCCGATACTACTTGGAGCAATCCATTAGCGTATATCGATGATGGTGGTTCAACCATAGTGTTTAGAAGTTTAACTACGATAGCAGATACAAAAGCTGTAAAAGTTTTAGTTAGTGGATTTTATGAAATATAATATGTGTGAAATCGTAGAATTATAATATTAATTTAAACCAAATGGCTACATATTATAAAATACAACTAGAAGATGGTGGCTATTTGCTGCAAGAAATAGGAGATGAAATACTTTTAGAAAATATTTTTGAAGATACTGGGCAATTTACAGCGAATTCTGCAATAATGACATTGCATATTTCTTCATACACCGGAGATGCCAGTTTAAAAGGAATTGTTTCTACTACATATGATGGAGATTCTAGTCTAATGAAGACAGTAGAAGAAATAATGTTGTCAGATTCTAATCTTAAGATAGAAATAAATGAAGTATACACTGGTAATACAAACCTTCTAATAACAGTTAATGATTCTTTCACAGGTAATGCAAGTCTACTGAAAATAATTAATGATACTTATACTGGAAACGCATCGTTCCCGTCAACATCTACAATAGCCGGAACAGCAACATTGAGAACAATTAAATATGGTTCTCCAAGCGCTTCATCCGGAGGATCGCAGTCATCAAGATTAATATAATAAACATATGCAGGAATTAATAAAATCTTTTGCAGTTGATAGCGCTATCTATTTTGAATGCGAATACCGTGATCAAGATGGAGTTCTTGCTGACCCTGTGAGTCCTACGTGGCGAATAAAGAATGGTGTTGGTACTATCGTCGATAGCAACCTGATCTCAGGTGGGCCGTACAAACGCACTACAGGATGTTGGTACATACTATGGACACCTACATTGGTAGGAGATTACAGCCTTGAGTTCGACGGCACAATAGACACCTATGCTATTAAAGTAAGACGACCTTTAAAGGTTGTCAACGATATAACACATTACTAAATTATTTATGCCATCAGGAATATACAAAAGATTAGTTTCAAGAAATTGGACTATTTCCAATGAGGCTAAAGATAAACACCGTAAAGCAATCACTGGTTTACATCGTTCTGAAGAATCCAAATTGAAGAATAGACTATCTCATCTTGGCAAAAAATGTTCTGATATAACTAAAGCTAAAATTAGATTAGCTAACACAGGGGATAAACGTTATAATTGGAAAGGCGGGATAACTCCAATTGCTAAACAAATTAGAAACTGTTTTAAATATCGTCAATGGCGTTCAGACGTTTTTACCAGAGACGATTTCACTTGTCAAAAATGTAATCAACGTGGAGGAAATCTAGAAGCACACCACAAAAAACCTTTTGCCAAAATACTTACAGAGTATAAGATTAAAACAGTAGAACAAGCAATAATATGCGAAGAATTATGGAATATAAATAATGGTGAAACGATGTGTTGTAAATGTCACAAAATGATATAACTAAATATTAATAATAAATCTATGGTAATGGAAATTACTAGAGCGATCATCGCGGTTTTATTAATCCTAGGTGCAATTGGTAGTATCATCTGGTACCCAACAGCATCTAATATATTGCTAACATTAGCTGGCGTAGTAATAGGTTACTACTTCAAGACTAACGAACAAGCAATAATCGCCGGGACAAAAAATGTTTTAGGAATTAGAAAATAAAATACTTGGGGTGAATACGTATTCACCTCAAAAGTAAGAGCAGTATTAAATAGATCTAAGTGTTAGTGGTCCGCTTATATCTACGTACTGCTCTTTCTTTTTGCCTACTTGACAATTTTTGTTAGACCCCTTGACAAATCCTGCCAGTATGCTATACTGGTATCATATGAAACTCAATGAGATCACAAATAATTCGAAGACAATAAGGCCACTACATGACATTGTGGCTTTCAAATGGATCAAACCACCTACAACAAAGGGAGGCATTGTTATGCCTGATAGTGTTTATAGTTGGAGCGATCAACGTATGGGCCATAAATACACATGTGAGGCAATAGTATGTGGGCCAGAATGTCACGAGATAAAGCCGGGAGATCGATTTATTCTACATGAATATGGTAAAGTAGATCAAAAAGAAAAATGGAATGAAGATGACTTAATGTTCTGCCATGAGGGAGAAATAGAAGTCAAGGTAGATAAAGACTACGCTGATACCATTCTTGCTGGTGAAATCACACAAGCTATGGAAGATCATTACCGTGATGATAACGATATCCAGGTAGAACTTAAATAAATATATGACATACAAAGATTTAATGGACTCCGGCAAAGTATTCTCAGCTTTAAGTGAGCAGGAGTCCAAAGTAATCAAGCTCAAATATGGGTTTGAAGATGGAACATTAAGAAATTCTACAGAAGTTGCTAATGTTCTACAAATTTCAAGAGAAAGAGTAAGACAAATAGAAGTCAGTGCTAAGAATAAAATAACAATCATTCTAAGATATGAAGGAAGAAATACAATATAAAAGTATTGATGCTATTATCTGTGATTACCTTGATCAAAAAAATAAAAACACAGCCACTGTGAGAGGTAATGGTTGTTGGCCAGCTAGTAACCTAGGCAAATGCAAGCGTTACCAGTATCTTTGCAGAAAAGGAACACCATCACCTGACAGTAAAAATAAACAGCCTTATAAATGGAAAAATAATGCTGAAGATGGACACTCATCACACATTTGGAGACAGTCTGCTATCGAAAAGATGGGTGTTTTTACTATAAACGAACGCATGGTAGCTGATGTTGCACTTAATTACCGTGGACATTATGATTTAATTGTAAAGTTAGAAGATGGATTGACCTTATGTGATATTAAGAACCAGAATAGCGCGGCCTTTAAGCGTAGACAGAAGCTTCCAGGCAAGATACCGCCAGATCATAAGATGCAATTATGCTCCTACTACCATTTCTTAAAGACAAACTATAATATTCAATTGGCAAACGCACGCATGTACTATATAAACCGTGATTCTGGTGAACGTGAGGAGATCATAGTGCACTTTGACCAGGAATACATAGAAGAAATGCTAGATGAACTTAAGTATTTAAACAAATGTTGGGACAATAACATACTACCTGCTAAAGAAGTGGGGGTAATGTGTAAAAACTTTTGCCAATTCTATGAAATATGCACAAAGCTCGGTGATGTTCAAAGAACAATTCCTAGCACAAATGAAAACCAAAGTACTGGCCTGCAAAGACTGCCCGCTGTACCTGAAACGAAAGTTCCCGGTGATAGGACAGGGAAATCATAGCCCAGTAGTCATGTTTATTGGCGAAGCAGCTGGTGACAAGGAGAATGAGACAGGTATCCCGTTCTCTGGCACATCAAAAGCCATGTTTGATAGGGCCATAAACAGCCTTGGCCTGGATAGGAAGGATATTTACTGCACCATACTGTTAAAATGCAAATACGACCACTCCACGGCCTCAGAAACGTGCTTTAAACGCTGTTCCCAGTACTTATTCGAGCAGATAGATTTACTACAGCCTAAAATCATCTGTACTATGGGCCATTACCCTACTAAAATACTGCTAGAGCACTATGAAAACGAGAACTATAAGAAGGATGTCAAGGATATCCATGGAGAATCAATACTTATCAGCCCTATTAGGAAACATAAGAAGCATAAAGTCAATTATATTCCCAGTTCAAAACTGTACGTTGTCCCAACGTTTTCCACAGCCGAGACCAAGAACTTTCAAATACAAGAGCACATAATGAGCGACATGAGTATGATAAAAGGACTGCTATCATTGCTTCCAATTTTATTCTAACTAATATTCGCTTTTATTTCTAGTTGCATAATTAATGCTATACCCCTTGACAAATTCTGTCAGTATGCTATACTGATTATAGATTAAGTCGTCCCAATTAGGGGACAAAGGATCGCCCTGAACGCGGATACCGCCAGGTGGTTAACATACTTCCAATTGTGGGAGCCCATGTTGATAGAACCGTGACTAATCCTTGGGCCTAGTCTCTCATGTTAATAATAACTTTATATAAACTAATTTTTAAAACGAAAACTATGTACGATCGAGAACAATTAAAAAAGTGGGGTGGTGCAGACAGCAATGTCCGTATCAAATACAATCCGCCAATCATCAAATTCAACGGAGCCAAAGGTAAGTTTACTTTAGTTGAAAAAGATGGAGACAAATATAAAGCCCCGGTAGATCTTCCAGACACATTGGAAGTAACAATTCTTAGACCACGCAGATCATGTGGGTGGTACGAAAAGAATGCTAAGGGTGAGAGCATTAATTACTTCACCAGAGAACATAACGGATACTTGGATAAACTTACATTGTTCTGTTCGGAAAACAATGGCAAAGCCAAAGTTATTGATGAAGGTACAAGTAGTGAGTTGTACGAGAAGTATCAACTGCTTAGAACTTCAGCCAATTTGTACATGTTGTACAATGGAGCAGTTCATAAGTTAAAAATCAAAGGTGTTTCCGGTAAAGCATTCAGAGAATACAGAGACAGTTTAGCTAAGGATCAAAAATATCTATTCGATTTCGCTACACTCTTGACCATTAAAAAAGAAGATGGTGCGGCATTCGACTTCTATTCAGTTGCATTCACAGCAGGTTTTCCTACTGATTTTGAAAAGGTTGGACCATTCATTGAAGAAGTCGGTACAGTTATGGATAGAATAGATGAACAGTTTGCAGTCAATGAACTTAATAGACAAAGTTCAGATGTTGATCAAGGCGGAGGTTATCAAGAACCGATTGTAGATGTTGATGAAGATGAAGCTCCGGAAGAAATAAAAGTAGATAACATTCCTTTCTAGTATGTCTATGGCATTATCGAAGCCAACCAAGTTTAATATAGTTGATGAGAAGGCGATGGCTGAAAAGCACATCGCCCTCGTCGACAAACTAAAACATAGTTTGCTAGTCGGGCAAATGGGTTTTCTCCACGCAGGAAGATTTCTGTACGAGATTCTTAAAAGTGAAACCTATAAATATGAAGATTCTGCAGACGAACAGACCTTCGCAGATTTCTGTGAAAGGCCTGATATCCCGATACCCGGGCATACCGCGGATTCTCGTAAGCGCATGGCGTATACTTTGATTAAGATCTATGAACAACTCAAGCTTAAATCAAGTATACCAGACAATAGACTAGCACCAATTGGATGGAGCAAACTTGGAGTGATCGCCACTCTCACCGAGAAGGATACAACACAAGATGTAGATGAGTGGCTAAGCAAGGCCGAAGAACTATCGTTCCGAGATCTTGTTAAAGAAGTAGCAACTAAAAACAAAAGTTTATCGCAACTATTAAATTGCAAACATGACAACATCAAACAATTCACGGCCTGGAAATGCGATGACTGCAACCAATTCTGGAAGAACGACCCGAATAAATAGTATTCTATTTGCCATCGATCTAGGACAGAATAAAATCTGTACTAAATGTGGCTTACGTTTATGCGGGTGTGAATCCAGATTGAATAACTTTATTACAAAAGATTCGATAACATATGCTGAATACCAAAGACAAACAAAAAGATTATAAAGCAACAATCGCATTCTGGTTGATAACCGATAACGGTAAATCTTATATATGTCCATCATTGATAGCCGAAAAAAGAATCAATAGAATTGAAAGTATCCCTATCAAAAATGTTTGGGATGGCATAGTGTTAACCTATGAAACATTCTCAGAGGACGCCGTGATGACAATTATCCCAGAGATCTTTGTCATCTCGGGTGTCCAAGAACAGATTAAAAATTTAAATAGCATCTTAGACATACAACTTGTGAGAGAAAAAATAGAAGAACTAACAAAAAAGTATGTGAAGACGTATTCAAAATAATATGGCAATGAAAATATTTTGCGATGCTTGTGGAGCTGAGATGCCTAAACCCGGATCTAGAAAAGCTATATCCGATGTTACGGTAGCTAAGTTCGGAGTCGACGGGCAATATCGCCAAGAGAAAACTACTTACTGCGAGGATTGTACAGAGAAAATACAAAGCACAATCAACTCCTTAAAGACTGGGGTTACAATCCTTACTGAGAAATGAAAATTGATAGGCACCAAGATGGTAGTATCTTAGTACACAAGACCACCACTCTAGGGCCAACAACATTTATGTCGAATGCCTCGTCAATGAAAGTAGATAACTACATGTGGGCTGGTAAAGTATCTGAGCTTCCAATGCCAATGGATGAACGAAAAAAGATCAACGAAACAATCCAAAGACTTAATGGAATGATAGACATTATCAATGAAATGGCCCAGCAAATACAAGAGATATCAAGAGTTATAGATATTTTAAAACAATCAGAAGCTTTAAGAGCTCTAGTTAACATAGAAAAACCAACAACGGATAATGCCGGGGGTTCGTATTCAGTTGGAAGAATATGACAATGAGAGATAAAGTCGCTGATCTTTGTCATGAACAATGGAACGGATGGATGGTGTATCTCTTTGGTAAAAGTATTACTAATCAAGATGGTTCAGTAACCATACCAAAGGAGCTAGTAGAAAGATGGAGACGCCAAATGAACACACCATACATAGAATTGTCTGCCAAAGAAAAGGACAGCGACAAAGTAGAAGCAGATAAATTCATAAAGTTATTCGCTTCTAATGCTCCTAAGAAAACAGAAGCAGATCCAAGAGTCAAAGAAGTTGTAGAGTTATTCAAACAATATAGCTTAAACATCCGGGGCTTCGAGCCCGAAATAAATTGGGCCGTTGACGGATCAATGGTCAAGAAACATCTTGGAAGATTCACAGTTGAACAATTAACAGATCTATTCGAATGGTATCTCAGATCAGATGATTGCAAACGCATGGGATGTTCCTTAAAGATAGTGCTAAGCAATTACATTCTTAATAAATGGATGATTTCGTTTAACATGGAATAATATATGATAACCAATGATCTAAACATTATCTCCTCGCATGATCTTAGAGAGAAACTGAAATCAATGCCAAAGGAAAAAAGATTTCCATTAGGTATAAAAGCTATAGATTATTTGACTAGAGGTTTCGGGCAAGGAGAACTGATCATTATTACTGGTTATTCAGGGCACGGCAAAACAACCTTAGCCCAAAACTTTACAACAAACATTTCTAGAAACAAAATGAATTGCCTATGGTTTTCTTTCGAACTTACATCACAGCAATTTCTAAGAAAGTTTAATGAGCCACTACCACTGTTCTATATACCTGAAAAGAATACAGCCACAGGGCACAAGTATATTGAGAACGCAGTAGAAGAAGCTATGAAGAGCCATAAGATAAATGCTGTGTTCATAGACCACCTACATTACATAGTAGAAATGTTACCCGGCAGTGGTATGAATCAATCAGCAGTTATAGGCGCAGCTTGTAGAAGTTTAAAAACATTCGCAGTAAAGCATGGTATAACTATCTTCTTGATAGCCCATACTACACAGCCAAGGGGGGATGAGCCACCTAACCTAGGATCGATCAGGGACAGTTCATTCATCGCGCAAGAATCCGATGCCGTCTACTGCATTAGTAGAATAAGAAAAAAGGGATATTCAAGCGAAGAATATGGAACTGATTCCTGGTTCACAATCCTAAAGCAAAGAGAGACAGGAAACCTTGGTAAGAAAGTTAGATTAACATTTGAAAATAATACATATGTCGAAGCTATAACTAGTGACGACGAACGCAAAGTTCAAGTATAATTTTATGCCATCAGGAATATACAAAAGAACACAAGGACAATTGAATAGATTGAAACTGCGAGGATTCCAAAAGGGCCAAGTATTTACAGATGCACATATAATGAATTTAAAAAATAAAACTTTTTCTAAAACACATAGAAAAAATTTAAGTATTTCATTATCTGGGAAAAGATATCCAGAAAGATCTGGGAACAAAAGCAATTTTTGGAAAGATGGAAGATGCAATGATAAACAATATGTTAGTTGGCTCAAAAATAAACGCAATCGTATTATAAAAAGTAAAACGATTGGAAGCCATACTTATGGAGAGTGGCAAATTTTGAAGGCTCAATATAATTGGACATGTCTATGCTGCAAAAAATCGGAACCAAAAATTAAATTAACCGAAGATCATATTATACCCGTCAGTAAAGGAGGCTCTGATAATATAGAAAACATACAACCACTATGTCTTAAGTGCAATATAAAAAAGCATACAAAAATAATTAACTATAAAGATTGTGAAACGCAAACAGCAATTAAAAAAATTACACAAACAAAAAGTAAAACAAAAAAGAGTGCAGACTAAATGTTGTCTGCCGGTTGGGCACTAAGCTCAACTGCCTTTGTCTTCGAGCGCTGGAGGATCTTCCCATACAGGATCCTCCCAGCCGACAGATAACATTATGAAAATCATAAACAATTTATTTGCAATCATTATCGTGGGTATAATTATATCCGGCTATGCAATGGTATGTATAAAAGTTGCTGATTACTTATCGTTAAAAATATACTACCTGGACTATGAGCATACAGAAGCAACATCAACTCCATGCATTGCAACATCTACACCAATCGAAGCGACATCAACTGAGATAGTCGCTCCGGTATCATGGTATGACTATGATCTAAAAGGAATCCCAGGTTATAGTAAGACCCATGATACTGCAGCCGCTAGAAACTATGGCCGTGGCCAATACGTTACAGTTACTAATGTAGCAAATAACAAATCAGTCAGAGTCAGGATAAATGATTACGGACCAGATGCGAAGATACATCCTGACAGAATGCTTGATCTGTCGAGTCATGCATTTGCACAAATAGCAGACTTAAGTTCAGGAATTATCCTGGCAAAAATTAAATAATATGAATCCAAATTTAGAAAATTTCATTAAAGACAATCCAAAACTTACCGTACTAGGTTTGTTCTGGGCTGGCTTTTGGAGACTCTATGCTTTAATCTTTATCGGTGCATTTGTATTAGCAATGATAGGTAAAGTACTAGAGTAGTCTTAAGTTGGTGAGCGACACTTTCTTGCACAGCAATGTGCACGACAAGCATGGGGATGTTGTCGTTCACCATCTCAAAACTATTAATTATAGGAGGATATTATGAAAGTAATTTGTGTTTCTTGTTACAAAGAAGTAATAGTTGAACTAGTTCCTTTCGCCAACGGCCATGTTGCAATTTGTCCACATTGTGGGAAGCTTGCATACAATGGCAAATAAAACATGGAGGGACGTAAAACTCCCTCCGACAATTCATATGTATAAAATATTTAATAACATAATAGTAGCTATCATTTGTCTGATCATAGCCATCGGTATACTTGTAGTATCGATCGTCAATGCAGCGACAGAGCAGGTGACTGCCAAGGCTACAGTTAAAGATAACCCATGCAATATTTGCATGTCAGTATGTAAATCAAATGAAGGAACATCTTTTTAAAAGAATATCAATCCGTACCGGACTCAGCGTCCTGGAAGTTATGAACATGTTCACAGTAGCAGCGGCCATAGTAAGACAAGATTTAGTAGAGAAAGAAGCTTGCACCGTCCCGTTTCTTGGTAGATTCTTTGTGAAGCATGTACCAAAACGCAAGATGAAACTCATGGATTTTAAAACAAAAGCACAGCGCATAGTAATGCTGCCACCGAGAAGTGTAATCAAGTTCGAAATAAATCCAACAATAAGATCAATGACTAAGGTAGAGCCAGAGTCGATTATCTCAGACGAAAGAGATAACACGAACTACGGCCAGCCAATTAACATAGAATAATATGGCATTCTCATTTTTTAAAAAAGCACCAAAGAATCCATTAGATGATACTACCTATGGGTTGGTAGCAGATTCAGTTCTTACAGAAGATATGTTGAATGAAACATATGCAAGTCTCAAGGCTAACCAAGTATACGGCATGAACATTGTTGCCTCACCAAATACAACAAGCGGACTTACTGTGACATCTGGTACGGCGCAGCCTCAGTCATGGACGACAACTAGCACGGGCACAACATCGGCAGGGTGGTACAACTATGATGCTGGGACTCCTAAGCACAGACCGATCACGCCAGACGAGCACGAAGTCATGATCTCACTTGGATTTGAATTCAATGTAGCAGAGAATAGATACGAACTTAAGTTAAGCACAGGATGCCACATTCCTTTGGAAGAAATAATGAGCAAGAACAATGTCACAGTAGAAACTATTGTTGACAATTATCTGAAAGAAATGAAGCAAAAAATAACAGATAAAATAAAGAGTACATTAATTCTTAACAAGCTGGCCAAAGTCAAAGGGCCTGAAAACGAAAATGAAAAGCAGTAGTGTCATAAAAGAAAAAGCTTGCCAGCAATGTGGAGAAATATTTACTACTAAAAGAAAGAATGGAAACACACTAGGGAAGAAACAGTTTAGTCTGAGAAAATTCTGTTCATATAGATGCAATGCTTTGTCATTCATGACTAAAGATCGACATGATAAAATGGTAGCATCAAGAAAATCTAATGGTGGATATACATCAGAGAACAATGGTCTTTATATAGATGGTAGATGCAAAGTCCCTGGTTATCTTAGTTGGACAAAAAATAGACGTAATAGATTGAAACGAGTAACGATCATTGAATTTGGTTCACATACATTTGAAGAATGGCAGGAATTAAAAAAGAAATTTAATTATACGTGTCCATGCTGTGGAAAATCCGAACCAGAAATTAATTTGACAGAAGATCATATTATTCCACTATCAAAGAATGGAACAGACTTAATTAATAATATACAACCATTGTGTCTTATTTGTAACATTAGTAAGCACACTAAGATTGTACAATACTACTGTGAAAAATTGTAAACAATGTGGACACAATGATTTCAGCTTCAAAACAAAAGGAGCTTTCACTGTTGTCACCTGCAAGAACTGCAGTAATGAGTTCGAGTTTATCAGAAAAAAGAAACCAGTTAAGGAGGAACATAAGTGTCCTAAGTGCGGTACTGAAATGGAAAGACATAAAATATTGCTTACCCCCGAAGCATTATTGAAGCCAATGTTTTATACCTATCATTACAGGTGTACTAAATGCAATGAAGAAGTTCCTGATCCTACGACCAAGCGCGTCAATGCAATGTACACAAAATCATCATGAGCTTCTGGTATGAACCCAAGTTCAAAGATCTTGATATAGATAAAGATGAATTGAATATCTATCTAGGCTACGATAACAATGGTAGTATCTACGCCACTGTCAAAATAGATGATCTTAAAAATATTCTTAATCAACAAAACAATGAAGAAGGAAATATACAACAAAAAACTTAAGTCAATTATTAACTCCACCATAAACGAACTGAAGGAAAGATTATACCTTACTGACTGGAAGATCATGATAAGATATAGCGATACCAATTCATCTACAGATGAAAGAGGAGAAAGAAATCTAGCTTCTATCAGGCCGAGCTATGTCTATTCTAACGCAGTGCTTACGGTTTATCCGTCATTAGTAAATGACATTAAACATGACAGTTCACTATTAAAAGATGTGTTATGCCACGAAATGATTCATTGCTTAACAGACGAGGTCCTAGTCTTAGCCAATGGAAGATTCACTACGCCGCCCGAGTTAAACTCAGCGAATGAAAGACTAGTTCAAAAAATAACAAGAGTCATTGAATGGAAGCACTCTCCTAAAACAAATGATATTAAAAAAACTAGAATCAAAAATAATAAAGTTCCTAGTAAAAAGATACAAGTACCTAAGGGTCGCCATGGAAGTGGACATGCCACCGGAGTTCATAATATCAAACCACGCAAGGGAAAGGTTATTAGAACGCTTTCAATGCGATGGAACCAAAATAAAAAAGATCGTTCTTAAGGCATGGATGAGTAACGTCCCTGTCCCGGGACATTACAGTTATAACAATATGGAGTATGGCAAGATGTGTAGAAACTTCAATGGATTCATATTCATCTTCGCCGCCAGATATTTACCTAGACACGGATTCTCACAGAAGACATTAGTCACTGTGGTAAATCCTAAAACATATTATGTCAAAAGTCTCAATAATCGTTCCAACTATAAGGCCTGGCAATATAAAAAGATTGCTGTCAACAATCACGAGCAATGCGGGGATACAGCAGTCTAATTACGAGGTCATTGTAATGGAAGATACAAACAGAATCGGTGCACCAAAGATGGTCAAGAACCTTGTAGCAATGGCTAAGCATGATCTAGTAATGTTCCTTGGCGATGATACCATGCCACAAAAGAACTTCTTAAAGAACGCTATAAAAACTATGAAGAAGTTCCCAAAGATGGATGGCATGGTAGGCCTAATGGATCCTAACCGTAAATATGGGGAAGCACCCACACATTGGATGGCCAGCAAGCAGCTTCTACCTGCCCTAGGTGGAGAGTTCTTCCATACAGGATACATTCATCAGTACTGTGACAATGAACTCGCGGCTAGAGCCCTTAAATTGGGCAAGTTGATCATGTCTGAAGACTCTATAATAGTCCATACACACCCGGGATTCTCAGATAAGAGCAAAACATTTGACGAAAATATAAAAAACTGTTCTGATAAAGATTATAAAAGAGTTTATTCTGACAAAGCCAGCGAACATGATGAGAAACTATTCCATAAAAGAATGGAGCAGTTTGGTATCTTAAAGTCTACAGGAGAAAGAGTTACCCCCGGCGATATGCGCCACGACATACTAACATTGCAAGAACATATGGCAAGATACAACTTTGCACTAGGGTTCTGTGTTAATGGAACGGTGTTGGATGCAGCTTGTGGTGCAGGTTATGGCACACATATGCTTAATGAGGCAGCAATATCAGCGACTGGCTGGGACATCTCACCGGAAGCTATCAATTTTGCCAAGAGTAAATACAATGGAACATTTGAAATAAAAGATCTGTCAAAGAAATTGCCAGATAAACATTTCGATACTATCGTAAGTTTCGAAACAATCGAGCATATGAAAGACCCGAACAACTTTCTTAAATGGGTCGTCGGCCACTGCGACTCATTCATATTCTCGATACCATTAGATAACCCTAGCAAGTACCACCTACAAGTATATTCATTTGACAAAATAGAGAAATTGTTTCATAAGTATTGGAAGGAAGTACAATGGTCAACGCAAAGCTGGATCAATATATACCCAGGAGTACATCCCAATTCCACCTTTGTTATAGGCATTTGCCACAAGAAAGATACGAAAAAAAACTTGACAAAATAATTAGATATGCTATACTAACTATATGGATAAGCAAACATTAGAAAGTTATAATAACCTCAGGCAAAAGCTAGCCGATAACCACAAGGAAATCTGTGACAACTTTCATTCATGGCAAGATAATGAAATAGATTCAGAGACCCATGATAAAAATAGTCGCACATTATATGAAACAAAAAGAAAGATCCTAGCAGATATCGGCGCATTGTTTGATGACAATCGTTATGAAAGGTTTAAACCATAGATTTAAAAAAGACGAAACATTCGAATGGTTGTTTTGGCAACGATGTATGTGGTGTGGAGAAAACAAATGGGACGCCTTACATCATATTATTTCCCCATCAAGCAGAGGCTACCACAAAGTAGATTGTAATAAATCAATACTCAATAGTTGCCCTATACATAATAACAAGTGTCATTTAAATAATTCACAGCTACATCAAAGAGAAAATGAAATTGAATTGTTCCAAAAAACATTCCAAGCTTTGTCTTCTCTAGGATATAAGTTAAAAGAAATCGACGAACAGTTTATGGAAACATACTGGGAGTCGCATTACAAAAACGTATGCACTACATTGGAATCGATCCGGGACTCTCAGGAGGCCTGGCAATAATAAATGATACACACACGATGGCAGTATTACCTATGCCAGTATTATATATTGGTGGCAAGAAAGAAATTAATGTTAAGTCATTGTCCAATTGGTTGAAGTCAAATGCACACGCATGCAAGATGGTAGGTATTGAGATCCAACACGCCATGCCTAAACAAGGAGTCACCTCCATGTTCAAGATCGGCAAAGGCTACGGTATATTGATCGGGTTATTGAATGCATTAGATATCCCTTTCACTGAGATCCGGGCCAATGAATGGCAGAAAGAAATGTTTAAAGGCCAACCTAAAGGAAATACCAAAGACTTAAGTAAGAAAATAGCACAGCAATTATTCCCAAGCATCGAGTTCAAAGCTACATCACGATGTACTAATATACATGATGGAATGACAGACGCTGCATTAATCTGCACATATATAAAACAAAAATATACTTAAGTATCTATAGACTGTTACTCTGTGGTTATGCTGACGTGATGGCCACGGCTTTTGTTCAGGTGACTGACCACTCGATTGACGAACATCTTGCAGAATTCCACTGCTAAACCCGAGGGGACGCAGAGTAGCGGCCTATAAATACTTATTTCTTGTCAGCCGGTATCTACGATTGCCGGAAGTTATGTGAATAGCCAGCCAGTCCCTAGACTGGTTAACATAAGCCTTGCCCTACTCTGAGGCCGAAACCAGATGATCCATAGTAGGTTAGTGAGATCTACAAGGCACTGGCTGATAATAAATAATTATGACTAAACAAATCAAACATGACATACATTGGATCTTTAGAAACAAGTATGCTAGATGGACAAAGATAAAATTTATTATTAACAAATACGCATATGGGATCAAAAGATTCTGGAGAAAATCTCGTTGTCGGAATTGTGACAATTAAAAAAGCCATGGAAGAACTCATGAAGAGCGGTCTCAATAGACGCGCCATTGTGGTTCTTATCCAGGACAGAACTAAATTGTCCAAAGATCACATCGAGAAAACACTAGATGCATTATGCAGTTTAGAAAAGTGGTATACGAACTACACCGATCCTAAAAAAAAAGATTAGTTTCAGAATATTGCAAAGATTGTGTACGACGTAGTGACAAAAGGTATTGTCACTATGGAATATTAATGACTGAGAACAAAAAATATTGTACTCATAAACAAAAAACTTTATGAAAAGTGAAGACGTATTCACGCAGAAACAAAACCCATTGCTTGGAGACAAGGTAAAACTATGGAAATCCAGGGACATTCAAGGATCAGAGATCGAAGTAGGTGAATGCTTGGCAGGTATAATCAGATTAACTAAGCCGGAAGTTGTGGTAGAAACCGGATGCTACATGGGAGATTCAACAATTGCCATGGCCAAAGCATTAAAGAAAAACAAGTTTGGTAAATTATATACTTGCGATACCAATGCTAAGTTAGCTTCTAAAGTTAAAGCAAGAATCAAACAACTTGATCTTGGTAAGTATGCTGAAGTATTTGTTATGAGTGGTGATGATCTTATAGAAAAAGTAAACGAAAAGGCAAGAATAGATTTCGCCTTCGTAGATAGTAGCAATGAATGTGCTGTACGAGAATACGAAATGAAGCTTCTTGTCAAGTATCTTTTTCCGCGCAGGATGTTTGCAGTACATGACACAGCCCCACAGCATGCCGGAATGGTGCAGGTAATGGACAAGATCAACCTACCGAAGATATACTTTGATACACCACGTGGGTTAACATTAGTAGAGATACCACATAGATAAGGAGTGCAGGTGATCACCAGGGACTGGCCCTTTGAATCCTAGTGATCGTGGGTTCGATTCCCACAGCTCCACAATGAACATACAGGCGTATTAACGTTCTGATCAGAAGCCCATTGAAGCGTCACTGGCTCTATGGCGGGCGTCATCCGATCTGACAACCATTAATTCTTAACCATAAATTAGTGATATGAATTTTAAAAAACCAGGAGGCAAAATCTACAGTAAGAAAATGGAACGCGCTTTCTTATATAAGCAATGGTCGAGGAAAGTACACAAGAGTAATCTAATCATGAATGAAAAACTTTCTACTGATATTAAAAAACTAGAATAATAAAATGCAAAACATGGGATTAACAAAAAATCAATTGAAGACAGCCGAGTTTGTATCCAACATGCTCAAGAAAAAAGGCAGGCTTCCTACAATAAAAGAAACAATGATCAAGTTTAACCTTAACTCCTCGGCCAGCGCCTGGGATAGATTAAACAGATATAAAAATAAAAAAGTTCTTGTAGGAGTATGCCCATACTGCAACACGCCCTTGAAATAACGTAGACAGTTTTAATAAAATATGTTACAATGTGTGTATATGGATAAAACGAATAAAGATCTCTATGACTATGAGATTAAACGTTATGCCAGGAAGATAGAAAGCCTTAGAAGAAAACAGAGTAGGGCACATAAGTTTAATTTTGTCAAGAGATATATCATCGAACGTAATATTCTGAAAGAAACCAAACAGCATTTCCAGATCCTGGATAGGATCACTCTTAGCTGAGTAGAGCAGGGGCAGCTCGGTGCGCTCATAACGCATAGGTCATCGGTTCGAATCCGATCTCAGCAACTATGAAATATTTTGCACAACAACCAAACCATAATAACTTACCCGGCAATCCGGGCGGAGTTTAATATGGTGGCTGTAGTGTAAAGGTAAACATTCTAGTATGTGAAACTAGCGTTGAGAGTTCGATTCTCTCCGGCTACCCATAATTTTAAAGTATGAAAGATAGAAAACAATATTTTAAAGATTATTATAAAAATATAGGGCGGAATAGAAGTGGACACAAACAACATACGATAATGTTTACTCCAGGTTTATCTAAAGACATTCCAGCGTATAACAAGGTTAGACATGCCTCAATGAGAAGAAGAGCAATGGAAAAAATACAAGGAACTTCCAATTTAGTTTGTATAAAATGCGGATGTTCTGAATATAAATTGCTTGAAATCAATCATGTTGATGGAGGTGGGAGGAAAGAACGTCTTTTAATGAAAGGAGAAAATATTTATGCACTAATTCTAAATAATAAACGGACAGTTAAGGATTTAGATATAAGATGCAAAATGTGCAATATATTATATTTCATAGAATTAAAATATGGGATAGAAGTATCTGAAAGATACAAATTATTGTGGAACTAATTCTGTTTGTGAAGCAGCAAGTATGGGTTCAAGTCCCATCGGCCACCCAACAAACGGAGTGTAGTAAACCGGTAATACACACGGCCTGGGCCCGTGTAAACTGGGTTCGATTCCCGGCACTCCGACATATACGCGAGTATAGTGTCCAATGGTAGCACCTCTGCCTTCCAAGCAGATTGTAGGAGTTCAAATCTCCTTGCTCGCTCCATATTAGAGTGGCGTAATCGGTAACGCAGTCCGCTGTTAACGGAAAGATTCTGGGTTCGAGTCCCAGCTCTAGTGCATTAACACCTGCCGCGCATAGTGGGTATTAGCCCAAGACTGCGAACCGAGGTAGGTTATTTACAAGTATTAAATTAATATATGAAAAAGAAAGGTCTACAATTATCGTCACTATCAAACCTGAGCTTGTCGCTCAGTAGTTTGCTATCTTTATTTTGCCCGAGTGATGTAATTGGAAACCATATTAGTTTTAGAAACTAAGTTTTGCAGGTTCGAGTCCTGTCTCGGGTACTAAGTATTAGCCAGGGTAGGCCAATTGGCAGAGTCAGTAGCCTCAAAAGCTATTAAGTGTGGGTTCGAATCCCTCCCTGAGTACAATAATATGTATACAAATATAAATAATGAAATTTGGAAACCATTAATAAACCACAGGAATAACTACGAAGTATCTAATCATGGAAGAATAAAGAATTCTAACTTAAATAGAATTCTTAAATGTGGTCATGATCAAAATGGATATATAATATTTAAAATTAGGGATCTTAATTTGCATAAACCTATTTTTCATAAAGTACATAGAATTGTTGCATTATATTTTATAGATAATTTAGAAAATAAACCACAGGTTAATCATAAAAATGGTATTAAATCAGATAATAATGTAGAAAATTTAGAATGGTGTAATGCCTTAGAAAATCAACAGCATGCCAGGAAAACTGGATTAATAAAACAATCTGGAGAATTGTCTGTCAACGCGAAGCTTAAAAAAACAGACGCTGAAGAAATAAGATTAATGAAAAAAAATGGAGCAACATTAAAAAACATATGTTATAAATTTAAAATATCAAAAGCCTGCGCATCCTATGTAGTGAATTATAAAACATATTGTCAATAAAATAATTGTCTCCACATCATTCTAGAGTGGAGAAATTGGCATCTTAGATGACTTTGAATCATTTGTTCCAGGTTCGAACCCTGGCTCTAGAACATTGTTTCCTTAATGCGTGCCCTGATACTGTGTATTAGCATAAGTCTTGGGTCATACCTTAAGCAAATAATATGAAATTAGATATTTGTACTAGAGCACCAAGAAGAAATGGATTTTTAAATGTCGACGCTGTTGTTGGACCTAATGTTGATTTTGTTACAGACATTAGAAGCAGACTATCATTTGATAACGAACAAATAGAAGAAATAGTTTCTTGTGCTACGCTGGAACATCTCTTGTTAACACAGACGCAGCGTTTACTAAAAGAATTCTATAGGATACTTAAACCATCAGGGAAATTAACGATAGCTGTACCGGATCTAAATAAGATATGTAACGGTTATCTTAATAAAACTATTGATTTCAACCTAACTAATCAGTATCTTTATGGACAAATAACAGAAAATTCTTTGTTAGAATATGATAGTCACAAAAGTGCTTATGATTTCCAGCAATTAAAATTTTTGTTAGAAACTGCAGGATTCCATGATATCAAGGAAGAAGAATATACTTTCCCAATGCATATAAAAGAATTGATGATACAAATTACTTGTATCAAATAAATTATGATTATGAATAAAGCAGAACGTATCCATAGAACAAAACAAATTATCAAGAAGAGATTGAATATTATAAAGAACGTATGGCAAACGGAACGCGCAAAACCTGCACATTCCTTGCATAAATTCAATCTTAACTGCGGTTGCAAGATGTGCCACTTCTATAAGTATGTTGGCAATAGCATGGCAAGACTAAAGCATAGAGACAAAAAAAACTATGATAAAAATCTACACACTTAAAGGCTGCCACAATTGTGAGCTGGCCAAAGAACTTATCAGCAAATATGGCATAGTTTTTGATGAGGTTGATTGCTTAGAGGCCATTAACGAGATCCCGAGATACCTAAAGCTCGGAGAAATAGATCTCCCTATACTGAAAGTACAGGATAACTTCTTTTCCATAGGTCCTAAGATGGATTACTTGCAGAGTATTATAGATAAAATATTAAAAATATGACCACGAAACCTGTATTCTTTATAGGGATACCAACAGTAGACGGTCGCGTGAACGCAGAGTTAATGCTTACATTAATCAAATGGAGCCAACCACATCCGGATTACTCAGTCATAGTAGGTTACCAACCATTCACTATCCCTCATGATCATGCTAGAAATGTATTGATTAAAAAGTTCTTAATGACAAAGGCCACGCATTTCATCGGGATAGATGATGATGTAATTCCACCTGATGATGCTCTTTATAAACTCAGATCAATGATAGACAAAGACTTTGTTACTGGTATAATAAACAGAGCAGTCGCGCATAAGGATGGCATTGATGTAACTCCGGCAGTCTTCGATTTCAATGGTGAACATTTTGAAACCAAATACAATTACGAACCTATTAAGAAATTGAAACGCATAGCAGGTTGTGGCCTTGGATTATACATGGCCAAGAGAGAAGTCTTTGAAAAAATAACCAGACCTTTTGAATTCAAATACACAGACGATGGCATAATAAAGACATCTGAAGATCTTACATTCTGTCTCAAGATGAAAGAAAGTAAGTTTGAAATGTGGGCTGATTATTCAATAGTCTGCAAGCATATCAAAGATATAGACATAAGTTTATTAAAATAAAAGTTCCTTGAAACAAAAATAAAATAATGAATGAAAGGAGGATATCATGTATGGATGCTGTATCTGCGGAGCATGTGTTGCGTTCCCTGAACGACTCGAGTTAATTGGCTATGACTTACTTAAGATACTGTATGTCTGCAACAACTGCATACATGATATCAAGGATAAGCCCACTGATGAATTGTTAGAAATAATAGACAAACGATACATCGAATGGAGGCTGAAATGAAACATAAACACAAAAAGAAAAAGGGAAGCAGTCCTGTTATTAGCCGTACACCACACGAACATTCATTAGATTATTATATGCAGAACTTTCACGAGATCTGCGAAAGATGCGGAGAACCCTTATCTGTGATCAAGCATAGGCCCAAAAGCCATACTCACAGAGAAGTTGTTGCCGCAGTCTGTATTAACAAAAACTACAAAGGCAACCCGTATCATTGTGAACTGTATCAAGTGGAAATACGATTCATAGAAAAATTCATTTAGGAGGTGTTATGAAAAAGATATGGTGCTGGAGATGCTCTGACTATGTCGAAGAACACAGAGTGATATCATTCACATACTGGTTCAACGTCCTATGTAAATGTGGCACTGTTTTATACAGTACAAAGAAACAAAAATGCGATCACTCGCCAGCAAACAAATAGACTGGTTAATATCGCACTGGAGGGCCTTAAAACCCTCCTAATAACAAACAATAAAATAAATATATGAAGAAATTATTTACATTCTATTGGTGCTATTATAGCTGAACGACCTGGTAGCCAAGCGGTTAGGCGGCAGTCTGCAAAACTGCAAACGCGGGTTCAATTCCCGCTCAGGTCTCAGTGTTTTTTGCATTGGTAGACCTGTAGTGAGCAGGGGCAGACTGTAGATCTGCTGTCCTAAAGGGCCCTGTGAGTTCAACTCTCACCCAATGCACAGTTTGGGGAGTTAGCTCAACAGTAGAGCACACGGCTGAAACCCGTGGTGTAATCAGTGCGACACTGATACTCCCCACCATGTGAGGGTAGTGTAACAGCTTAGCACAGTGGTCTCCAAAACCACTAGACTCGGGGCAGCACCGGGCCTTCATGCATAGATCTTTGGACAGTGGAGTCAAGCTAAAGTCAAAGTTATGTCATTAAAAAAAATGTTACGTGATACTGATAAAGACGTTATCAGTATAGAGTGTTTAGAAGAAGGAGGATTTCGAATGGAATGTAGCAACCCAGATGGAACTAACTGGGGGTCTACTTATTATGGATTAGTTTGTTATGAATCATTACAAAATTTAGAAGGTAAAGTTCTTACCTTAATAGACGCTACGTTTGTTGATAAAGAGCAACGTAAGGCGGTAAAAGATATATTCAGAAAAACTTTCTGGTTTGATTGGGTGGAACATCATCTTTATAAAGGCAAAAATGCTATGCCAGTAGGCATGCCACCAACACCTAGGTAATTAATAAATCTTTGACTCCACTTTCTAGCGATCTATAACTTAGGGGAGCGCGTTAAAAGGTATAGACCTAAGACGAAGTCTATGAAGGGGCTACTTAGTAGCGTGCACGCCAAACGTAGTGAGTACATAGTATAAATATAAGCTCAATCTTATAGCGCCCCACCCTAAGTTATGGAACTATGGTCTAATGGTCATGACTGTAGCTTGTCAAGCTATCAATCCGAGTTCAATTCTCGGTAGTTCCGCTGCAAACCTTTTAGATTAATAACCTAAATTTGTGAAGCTAAATACGCACCTATTAGGGTGATCGAATAGAACAACGTTAAACAACTGGCCCAAAGCCGGTTATGCTCGACTAGTTAAGTGGTATAACAGCAGTTTTGTAAACTGTTATCGAGGGTTCGACTCCTTCGTTGAGCTCAATTAAAATAATTATATGTGAAACTAATATGGGAAGATGTCGAAATTCAAAGTGCAAAGTCTGTGGCACTACCAAGAACGTCAAGCTATATACTATAGCAGATGACATGGAAAACCCACAGCCATATTGCGAAAAGTGTTTCGATGATTTCCAACTAGAATGTATATTGGCTTTATCTAAGCTAAACCTTAAATGGTAACAAGATACATTCGCTACAATCAACCTGATCGCGGCTTATTATAGCCATGCTGTGGTTTAATAATATGAAACGAAGCTCCGTTATCACTCTAGTGAATACGTCTTCATAAAACAAAAGAGCCTGGATTTTCATCCAAGCTCTTTTTATATTGAAGAATATCAAAGTAGTTATTAGGCTTCTGTGATGTACTTACCATTCTTAACTAGATTATCATGCGCCCATAACGGTTGAAGATTGGTTAATGCCCAGCATTTCGCGAACTGATCCTTATCGGAATAATCAAAACTTTTATCTGGGATCACATGATCAATATGCCACTGGCCATAATTATCCCATGTCATTCCAGGCGAGAATAATGATTCGATATGTGTAACAAGTTCATCAAGAGTAAATGCTAACATTTCAAATGTCTTTTTTGTTTTAACTAACAAACGTTTGCTCAATCTCATTCTAATTTGATTAGCTATGTTATGACGTAATCGTTGTCGAGGTGCGCCATGCCATTTCTTATAGTATTCTTTATTACGTTCACGTAAAAGATCCTTATTTGAATTGTAATACTTTCTACGTCTAGCTATACCGGCCTCAGTCTGTTCGTATTCTTTACGATAAATAATCTCTTGATTAGTATGCTCGGCATGCCACTTGGCAGTATATGCGTTACGCTTATCGCGATGTTTAATACGATTAGTTTTTTGATAAACTTTCGTTTTACCACTAGCTTTATATTGCAAATAAACCTCGTGTTGCTTCAAAGCTTTTTCTTCTTTTGACATTGCCATAAATTCAAATTAATAAATAAGAGTATCCCGGTTAAAGGATACTCTTATTATATCTGAACTTAACAAATAAGTCAAGTTACCGAAGCCTAAGCTTCTGTGATGTTCGTCATCTTGCCGTGCTTCTGCAAAGCGCTGAAGGTCAAACATCCATATCCGAAGATAGTTGTTTGCATATAGTCTTTGCCTTGATCTCTTAGTTGTTGCCAACCAGTTGATTCAAAGTTCTTCAAGACTCTCCAGTTCAAATACTTCTCATTCAACATGAAAAGATGTGAAGAAGGACAATACGGATCTTCAATCATTGGGATATTCTTGAAGAAGAACGCATCGTAGCCACCATAAGAAACTCTCTTATTGTTAGCGGCCATGTCGTTGAAGTTAGTACCTGCAAAGTACGCTGTACCCGCAGTACCAGTGACTACTCTCTTGCTTAATGAATTCTCGTAAGCTTCGAGAACTCCAGGAGCACAGACGATCAAAGAAGCTGGGTCATTATCTTCACCATATTTCTTTGTGTCATTGTACATGGAATTTAAAGCGTCCCATGTAAGAACGGTTGTAGAGCTGTCTTCGTAGCCCCTCCACCAACTATTTGCGTAAGAATCGATACCACCGATCAAGGATTCTGATCCAGGATCTCCGGTGATAGCGCCGCGCAAACCTATCATCTTTCCGTTTGCATCACCATCGATAGCTGTGCCATAGGCATCAGTAGCAATAGCTTTTCTCAAACGTTTTGTAGCGTTGCGAAGTTTAATCGCAGCGATGTCTAAGATTCTTGACGCACCGGCATTTTGAGTGACGGTTAAGTTATGAATCTTGATAGTGACGTGATACCAAAATGTTAATCTCGACTTGTTATTAATCGAGTATCGGACTATGACTTCAAAGTTAGTATCCTAACCTTGTCATTATATTTAGTCTCTACAGCTGCACGAATTCTAATACGCTCTTCCTCAGAAATGCATTTAGGATATCCAAACTTTACGTTCTTGCAATCCTTAATAGCATCTATTAATAACTGACGTTGTTGGATCTCATGATCAGAATACTTAGTAGTACCGCCATGTATTCCTTTAACTCCTTGTTTAAGTCTGTCTCTGTTGCCAACGATAACTCTATCGATTAATCGTAGTGCAAATTCGGCCTCAGTTTTCTTTACTTTTAGAAATGGAAGCATAGTTTTTAATGCTGTCTTCACATTTGGTAAGCCTTGGAGATCCCAGATCCAACCCGGTTTTTTTGTGCCACCATAAGCCATTCGAACTTTACCGCCAAATTGTCCGATAAAGTGATCAACCCATTGATATGAACACATCCAAACCTGAAGAGCAATTCTATAATGGTTAGTCTTTTTATCTGTTCTTCTTAAACAGATAATACAGCCTTCACCATCGAACAGGCCAGCCATATAGGCAACCTGTAATGCTCTATCTTTTTTCATAGATTCTGCTTGCTAGACGTTAGCAATTTCAGCCTTCGTCTTAATTAAAAATGATTTAAGGAACAACATATCATATAGTCTCTATATGATTTGCTTTAGTTATTGGCTAACTTTAGCAAATATTTTCCAAGAATAATGAGCACCTGAAAGTATATCAGTGTCACCAGCAGCCCAAGTAGTTGCTGTTGTGTAAGCACCTACTGAGTCTGTGATGTCTGTCCCAGATGCTTTAGATTGATCTGTGACATACCCGACTTCTAACGGTTCAACTAACTCTCTTCCATCAAAACTCTTATTGTTAATTCCGTATTCGTTTACGGAACCTAGAGGATCTTTCCTCATAGCTTACGGTTAATGTTCCCGTAAGATCAGACTGTCGCTTAAAGGCTAACTGCATAGCAGCTTGCGCCTTTTCTGTTTGCTCAGTCGTTAGGCCTGTCTTAGGCATACTTATCGCATATTTATTAAGATGTTTTACTTCTTCGTGTATAGATCTTCGTATCGCTACTTCATTAGCTGATAAAGATCCACCTAATCTTCCATTCTTTTTCCCTACATCTATTCTAGATTGGAGCCTTATTGCCAATTCTGCTTGTTTCTTTTTTGTTCTAAGAAACGGAAGCATTTGTTTCAATATTTTGGTGGCAGTAGAGCCACATACTTCCCACACGAATCCAGGAAAATATCCTGAGTCTCTTTGCGGCACGAGATTAACTTTGCCGCCGAACATACCATGGAAAAAATCCATAATTTGTCCGCTATTCATCTTAATAACTATTCTTGGCAGGTATGTATAATTTATACAACCATTTGACTTGTTAGGCTTATAGATTTTAATCCCTATATAACCTTCTCCGTCAATGATCCCTGCTGCATATGCAATACGAGATTTCTTATCTCGTTTCATATGACATAACTTGGCTGGGATTCCCAATTTCAGGGTTCCCCGAATTAAAACAGATTTTATTTACCCAGTTTTGTTTAGGTAAAGCTAGACCGAAGTCACCTTCTTTAGAAGCTTTGAAAACTCTCTCCAATAAAGGAGATCCTTGATACATTTGGTTTACAACCAAAGGCATGAAGCGATAATTTGTTGATACCTGTAGTTCGGATAATACTGTTTCTGCCATATTTTTGTATTATTTTTAAAAGAATAATACAGTTGTTTATGCTCTTATTGCAAATTGGCTTTTGATGCTTTCAGTGCATTAGACCAATCATCGTTGTCGCTTACGCGTCTATCGAAATTGGGAATGCCTGGAGCGCCAGGAATAGGAGCCGAAGAAGAACCCGCGGATTGAGGGACTGATATCTTGCCCTCATTTTCCTTTAAGATTTGCGCACGGACTTTCTCTTCTGTTCTTTTCTCAATATCTGTAATCAAATTGAGTTTACCTTCATGCGATTCCTTAGCCAGGTCCATTATATTCTTATCAGATCCGGATTCCACAGCTGCTAAGATCGCAGTTTCATCAGCATGTGGGTAAGTTATAATTGCAGCTCTTAATTCTGCTGTCATTTCGATCATTGTATCACGTAGTTCTAGATCAGAGATCTTTTTTTCTACGTTCTGAATGCTCGACATGACTTTAGCAAAGGCTTCGTTAACATCTTCCTTAGGAGCAGCAGGTGCTGCAGGAATCGGAGCAGGAGCAACAGGTGCTGGCGCAACTGGCGCAACTGGGGCCGGCACAGGATCAGCAGGTTTTGGATCCTGAGGTTGATTTAATTGCTCTAATGCAGCATCCAAGGCACTTTGCAAAGCGTCGGCTCTGTCCTGAGCTTCTTTAGCTGGATCTGCTGGGGCTGGATCTGCTGGGGCTGGATCTGCCGGAGCAGGAGTTGGATCGGCAGGAGCCGGTGTTGGATCAACTGGCGCTGGTGCACCAGGTACTGGGTTGTTAATTGGGTCCATAATTTTATGTTAATTGACTGCCTTGTGCTTCGAATGTGTGGATTATATTATTATTATATAACAATATTATCAAATCGTCAATGGATGGCTATTTTTTCTTCGCAGACTTTAGTCTTTTAGCTCCCATAGCTCTAAGATTCTTAGCCATGTTGTAACGAGGAGAGCCTGGAGGGCATGACGGGCCACCAAACTTGGAGCCCGAGCATACCCCGGCAGTACCACGTCTATTAACTGACTTGAATGCATCTGAAATCCAGCCTCCAGCCATACTATTTCTTACAACCTTTCTTAAGAGCGCCGGCTGCGGCTTTCTTAGCAAATGGATTGACTCCCTTTTTACCTGGAGTGAAACCACCTTTGGCATTCTTCAACGCCTTAGCAGCAATGGCTTTCTTACCAAATGCTGGTTTAGATGCGATCGTTGTTTCTGTGAACATACTTTTTATTATTAAATTAAATTAATTTATACCATCTACCACTGATGATGACACGCTGGGCCTCAGGAATCTTCTGCATTTCTGCAATAGTAGGTATATATTGAACCTTATTAGGTAGCGCATAAAGCTTGCCATAGGTGTCCTTAAGAACACGGCTACTGCCAAGCTTAGATAGTTGGCTAGTATCAGGTAAATACACGGCACCAGCCGGGACTACAACTTGAGGAGCACTAGGACTTGGCAAGCCAGCGTCCTTAGCTGCTTTCTCTGCAGCTTGCTTAGCCAATGCATAGTCATATCCCTCTATTCCTGAACCCATCTGGTAAGGAGTCGTCTTGTCAGCGTTACCACCTGTTCTGTAGTATGGATCCTTTTGAGGATATATTGTTGACACCGTGGGTGACTTGGCAGCTATCGGGACTACCTGTTTAGTAATGGCATTCAGGGCCTCTTGTCCTGACGCCATGCCACCTGTCCACAATTGCCATTTATTCTTTAGGTCAGTCGGTAAAGCAGCAATATCTTCGTCCAAGATCTTCCCGGTAACCATGTTAAGTCGTACTGCTTTCTTAGTACCAGTATTTGGATTCCAAATAGTAGCTGCTTCAGCGTAGGCAAGGCCTGTTTTAGGATTGATCTCTGCTTTAAATGTGCCATCAGAATTCACTCTATCAGGATACAATTTCTTATTGGCAGCAATGGCATCTGCTTCTATCTTTGCATTATATTTAAGGGCATTGGTAGTCATCAATGCTTGCTGAGCTTTTGTAAGATCACCGAATACATAATTGTCGGTCGGTGTCTTAGTAGTTGTGACAGAACCGCTGGTAGTCCCTGTAGTTGGGACGTTAGTGGCAGCGTTAGCTACAGGAGTAGTAGTGTCTATGATCTCAAGCCCGGAGGCTAGATCGTACTTACGTTTGACTCCATTGATATCCATGATTTCTGTCCATGATGATGTGGCCATAATATTAAGTGCCATAATAAGGACCACGATCCTTATCAAGCTTAGGTTTGTTTTTAAAAGCATTGTCTTTGACTGCTCGTTCACGAGCTTCAATCAATTGACTGGCAGCTTCGGCCTTTTTATTGCCAATCTTTTGGTCCTGGATCTTTGTCAATTGACTCGCTACGTATTCACGAGCCCCTTTATAATTGCTTGAGTCCACGAGATTGCTTATCTTGCTGACAGCAGTGCCATAGTTGCTGCCCATATCAGCTTTAGGAAGCTTGCTGGCCAAGGTATCCTTAAGCTTTTGCTGTAAGGCTACAGCTGCGCGTTGTGATGCCTGAGCATCCTTTGTTTCTTTTAATATAGCCATACTATTTTCTTATTGTCCAAATAGACTTCATAGTCTTGTTCGGATACAAATTATTTTTATCTAAGATTAGTGGAAATTTACTGACAGCCTGATCATAAGTGTAGAGTTTACCATCCAATCGTACCTTGCTAAGCAACTTGTTCTCTGCACTTATAAGCTGTTCAACGAAGACGCCGCTATTAGCGAGTTGTGCCCAGGCGGTAGTATCTTTTTGATCTTGTTCCAACCAGTACGTACCATCTGGATTGTCCTCGCGCTTAAGCTTCGCCTTCGACTTGGCCCGAAGCAATTGCTTCGCTGCTTGGCTCTTGTTTTGTTGATTCATATGATGATTCATTAATTAATTCCACCTTAGGAAAAAATGTTTGAACACCCGGAGACCTTTTATAATTCATCGGGTATTTTAACGGGTAGAATTCGAACAAGTACAAGTACAATTGCTTGTCACCCCACCATCTCATCTTCTCTCTGTCATTGACAAGATGATACTTTTGTGTTTCAGCAAAGTCGAAGTCAGAGATGATCTTCTTAAGAACTATGATGCCATAGGCCTGCTTACCGCAGAAAATCATAGGCTTGTTCAGAGCTTCTGGATTATTAGTAGCCATAACAAGGGCTAACTTACGTCCGAGGTAAACCCATTTAGCATGAGGCTCAACCATGTACATGCCAGGAAGGTTCTGATACTTCTCGAGGTCATAAAGAACTTTGGACTTCTTCATATAACCGTTGATTTCATTAGGATCAAACACTTCGCTAGTATTAGTAGGAACTACGGCTGGCTTAGCGTTCTCGTTGACCGGCGCAACTTCCGCGGGAACCTGAACTTGTTCTACTGGAACAGCTTCCGCTTGTTTTGTCAAGTCTTGCTGGGCAGTTGGAGCTTCCATGTTCTGTGGGTTAGCCGGCCTACCTCGAGTTTCCTCTGGCACTGGTGCACCAGGTTGAGTTGGTTCCGAAGAGTATGGAACTCCAGGAGTAGTCATGTCCTGAACTGGTTGAGGGACTATAGGCTGCGGAGTAACCGCGAACTCGTCCTGGGCTGGTGGCTTAAGCTCGGTATCCATAGTAGGTTCTATTAGAACACTGGCTATGATGTCACTCAATAAGAAAGCTACTATCTTTAAGTCGCTAATATTAGCAGTAATAAGTACCTTGTCCTGTGGTAATGGGGAAAGATAATATCTAAACTTCAACTGTCCATTAAGACGGCCTGTTATCTTGTCCATGATAGTCTTGTTAGACTCGGTCATGACTTTCTTCTGAGCGTCATACATGTCGAGTTGCTTCTGAACAGTCTCTTTCTTTATACGTTCGATAGTTTTCCTAGGGGCACTATCACCAAGCTGTTCAAGAGCATCTACTGTAGGAAGCAAGTTGCTTTTCCATTGGTTAAGAGTAAACATTCTGTTCTCGTAACTATCCTCAGTAGAGTAGGCAGTGAATCTTTCTGTTGGCTCATAGATAATATCGCCATCGAAGATTTCTTCTATGTTAAGACCGGCCTTGTCGCGAAGACTAAGCCTATGAGAATCTACATAATCAATTATATATTTATCAAGATCCGTGAAGACGTCTTCAATAATCCCTGACAATGAAGCAAGTCTTCTGAATGATGTCTTGATCAAGCGAGCTAACGCGCCGCGCTCTCTGGCACCCTGACTAGCAAAGCCAAGGAAAGCCTTGTTAAGACCAAGATCTTTCATGATATCTTCCTCGATTTGATCAGGAAGTATCTGAGCGTATGCTGGCAATTGTCCAGGGGCCTTGAAGTTGATGTCACCTTCCCGGTTCTTTCCTACTATAACGTGCTTATACCCCTGTTTAAGGGCAGTAAGAAGCTTGTTAACATCGATACCTGCGTCGTCATCATAAACAAGTATAGGTTTGGCTATAGATGAAGCTGATTCCTTGATAGAAGTACGGGCATTCTGATAGTCCTTTAACTTCTCAACAAGAGCTGACATAGCAGGCACAGGGTAGAAACTATTTATAAGTTCGCTAGTATTAGCTATAAATAATGGATACCTATCTTGAGGTTCACGTAGTTGCTGTGTATAAAGCACCTTACCTGACTGCGTATAACCTACGTTAAGGTTAGTACTTTTAACATAGACATCATAAACCTGGAACATCTCGAGTTCATCAAGAGTGCCAAAAATTGCTGTCTCGTTTGCAGGATCAACACCGCATTGTCTAAGCACTGCTCTGTTGGCCTGAGTCTTTCTTACCCAGAATGGCTGCGCATCCTGGTCGAAGATACCTTTATCTCCCGGGATAAGATCGTAAGCTGTTAAAAAGTAATAGCGTCCACCATCAAAGTAGATACCGAAGTACCCATGAACTAGAAGTTCAAAGGCTAAGACCTTCATGTAACTACGTCTCTTCGAGATCCGGTGAACTCTACCAAGATAGGACTCAAGCTGATCAGCATAAGAATCATAAGGCTCCTTACCATCTACAGGGTACGGTTTAACTGACGTTCTAAAGTCAGAGACAGAAATTTCATCTGTAAATGCGGATACAATCTGATGTAATGGGTTATCAGGTGATGGGTTAAAACTATTAATAACGTTGAGTATATCAACGATAGGCAGTGTGGTCGGCGTTGCCTTACGAACCAAGTCTATATTCTTACCGAAAAGAAAATAAGACAGGTTCTTCTGGGTAGCGTCCAAGAAAGCATTATGCTTTTCTTGAGCGTCTATTACCCTTGAAAAAAGTTTTGTTGTATCCATTTTTGTTTTAATCTTAGCCTGACTGGCAGGACAAAGAAATATTAAATGCCATCTCTAGGAAAGACTTGAGTTGGATCAAGGGACCTTCCTTGTGGCTTAATTATTATTGAATCATTACCTGCAAAAGAATCTATTCTTTTCTGGAAGTCTTCATGATACCAAGGTTTCTTAACCTCTGGCTTAGGCGCAGCAACTGGTGCAAAGTTATACCTATTAGTTTTAAAACTAGGAAACAATATATGAACGGCCGTTACTATAAAGTTAAGTGCATGACCATAGTGATCCGGACCTACCGCCTTGTATACACGGCGCATTCTACCATGCTGTTCCAGTACATCAGGGACCAGGTTCTTAATCATCTCTATGATACCCGGGTTACTCTTATCGCGTCCCCGTAATCTGGGACATGTACGTCTGAACTTGATGTGCCCATCTACTATAAGTTCAAGCATTTCATCAAGAGATTCGGTGCGTTCGATACCAACTTCGCCAGTAGTCCTGTCTAGTTTATAATAGAACCTTTCCTTAGACATAGTCTCAGTCCAGTTTCTTTCCTTACCCATATAAAGTTTATCCCTACCGTAATCTTCGCGCATTTTCTTAGCAGTATGCCTGTTAGGGAACATGTCCATGATTACAAGGTCAGGTCTATAGAATTTTAACTTGGCAAGTAACTCGTCCTCAGACCTCAGCTCTTCAGAAGCACAGACTAGTATGCCCGTCTCGTTAGCTAGAGCAACTAGGAAGTGGAAGATGTCTCCCTGATCGATCCCGACTATTACTTTAGTCCCAGGATCCTGTTTGAACTTGATGAATTCATCTTCATCAACCATGCTGTTATTAATAACATCATCAGTAATGTCAGACTTCTTGTTTAAATACGGTAATCCTAGCGTAAAATTAAAGAACTTCTTTGGTGTATCCTTTTTAAATCTATCTATGATATGAGCAGCGGATATCCATGGGGCCATCAACTTGTTGATGTAGTAGCCATGTATCTCACGGCCCGGGAACTTGGCTTTCCACATACCTTTCCTACGCATGTCAGGAGTAAGTTCCTTATGGCAATACTTACATTGGTATATCTCCTTGACAAAATCAATGGAATCTGGCCAGGTAAGTGACTGAAGTTTTCCACAGTGTCCACACTTTATGAACCAACTACGCTGGTCGGATGACTCATAGATTTCTTCTATCCCGAAGCCCGGTATGCTGGGGTAGCCTACCCAATACACTACGCTTAACGATGAAGAACCTTCCGTTCTTTCTTCCCACATTTCTTTGACGTCAGGTTTCTGAAAGTCCAGTTCATCAACAACTAGTACGTCAGCATCAATGGACTGGGCCCCGAACGTTGTCCAGGATCCCTTGAAGAAGTAATAGGAATCACCGATTCTCTTTACTTCAGAATTATATATTGGCTTGTCTCTGAATACCACTTTGGATACAGAGTCTCGCAGCCCTTGTGAACGTTCTATAATAGGATCGAACTTAGAAAGCACAAAGCTTTTAGCATCACCTATTGTTGGCAGTGTATAAATAATAGTCAACGGCGATTGGCTCCCAAGGTGTAATACCTTGACTATAACAGAATATGAAGCACCAACCTGGGTACAGTTGTGAGAGATTATTCCCTCAGCTATAAACGTACGACTACTAGTTTCTATATCAATCATTTCAATAGTACCAAGTTTTTCTATGGACTTAATCCTTACCTGAGTACTTGGAAAGAAATTACTAACAACTTGTCCTTCCCAAAATTTTGAATCAATCCAACGTGTTGTCTGTGTTTTCCCGAGTAGCTCCATGATATCACTAAGTCTGCTAAGAACTATTCTTCTGATAGGACCGTTTCTATGTACGATATCACCCGTATTATGATCGTCTCTTACATGATATTTAAACTTATTCTTTTTCAAATAATTTTCTACTCTATTTGATATAGCACCTGGACGTTGTGATATAACGAAATCATTCCCACCACCAGTCCTATGGACTTTTAAAGAACCCTCGCCATCCATGATACCGGCCATCCAACCATCCTCATAATTTAACGCGTCTGTCCATATATTAGAAATAACTCTAAGTTGATCACCACATTTAAGTTCTTTGACAGTCTTCCATGCCGATATGCTTCTCTTGATTCCAAGGAATGGATGATCTCCAGAAGCTATAATACTTCTTCCGTCCTCTAATGTTAGCTTAAAAGATTCTTTTTTTACAGTGTGCTTGTCACAAACAATAGTTTTTTCAAACATTCTTCTCGACCCTTTACCTATAGGAGTATGCTCGCTGATACCTACAAGCTCATCACCTTGGTTAATGTTTTTAATAGCTACCCATTTAAGAGCCGACGTTAAAACTCTTGTGTCTGGATGAACACACTTGCGGACAACTATTTTCTTAGCAGTATCACGGACAAAGTCCAGTAAGAATCCATGGTCTCTGAATTCTATCGGCAAACCTTTGTTTGTTTTAACGCCATTGTCCCTTATCCACTGCAATATCTTGGCATTATCTACCATATTAATTGTTAAGATCCTCGTCATCAAGGCCCTCGTATCCGAAGTCCTTGTCTAGTGGTTCTTTCTTTTCCTCTGGATTAATAACTACATTACTAGGCCTATTTATATTAATAGCCCCGGACTTGTTGGGTAACATCCTGGCTAGTTCTTTGAGGCAGATCTCGACAGGTATGTCATCGACGTTATCCTTAACGCGTGCCCATAACTTATTGAAGACGTCTTCAGCAGCCATGATTTTTGCTGCATTGTTAGCCAAAATAATACCATTAAGAAACGACTGTAACTTCGCCATGAAAAACTTATTACAGATTATTTCCTGCACCTTAACTACTGAAAGACTATTCATTTCAGCTATGGTAGAAAGAGTAAGACCATTAAGCAATCCATTGTACACGACCTTATTGGTAGCATCGCTCCAGAATCTGTACTGCATTGCCTTCTCGGACTTATCAATCGTTATGATTTCAGTTGTTAATGGTTCTTCCGACATAAAGTTTAAGCGAATGATGGACATCTAGTATTAAAAAAGCACCAAGCAAAAGGCTGGTGATCTTGATATAGCCCGCCATTGGCAGGAATGATACTAGAATTAATAAGATAATGAACGATGATGAGACTCCCACAAGCCCCATTAAATATTGTTTTAATATTTTTGCCTTGTCTTGTCCTTGTGCACCGCGCGGCGGCAGTGCCCTAACGATTTTTGTTTCTTCGGACATATGTATATTAAAAATTAAATGGTCTACGAACGTGGATGTTTAGGTTAATTTTTTATTTATCAAAAAAAATAACTTACATATCTATTGTAGCATTTATTAATAAAAAAAGCAAGGGCTAGCACCTTACCAGCCCTTGACAATTTTTATTAACCTACTTTTTTAACTGTTTCAATACATAGAAAGGCTTCAATACTTCATCCATATCATGCATTAAACACTTCATCTCAAGTACAAACTCTGAGAAAAGATCTACTGAATTAAATACATAGGTTATGAAACCGGATTGTTCCATGTCTCGTTTCTGATACTTAGTCATCAGTGGATAATCTCTTCTGAATGAATGCCAATCATCCAGAGGAACAAATGAATAACCACCTTTGAACTGCGCGATTTCCACGGCTGCTGCGTAACACTTGTTCCACGCGCCAATAGCTCGTTCAATAAAAGAAAAGAAGAGCTGTAACCTATCCTGATCAACGCCAGGGTTATCAACAAGAGATCTGAAGTCGAAAAGTTTCTTGATACTATTACTATCTTCGTGATCAACTCTAGAAAACATCTGATTCTCACCAATAAGATATCTTACATGTCCAAAGTCTTGGAATAATCTGACTGGTGTCCTGCCATTCTTAACTTTTAAACCATGCTTCTCGCATAGAACCAAGTTACTCATGGCCCCGGCCACTGGTATAGGCATAGAACTCTTTGACATGATCCCGAGTAAAACACTGAACCTGTATTCCATAGACGTATGGATAACAGGAGTGTAATTAAAACATTTCATAGGCTTAAATCATGCGGAGTTTCTCATGCCGCAAATTATTTAACACTTTATAATCTGTAGTAGCTGCTTGAAATTCAAGAAGCAACTCAGTCTTTAAACTTTCAATCATTGATATTCTTTGATTACATTCATTGTAATACGGAACCAATTCCTCGATCCTTTCAAAAGCATCCATGACTTCTTCATAAACATAACCGCACAGACTATCAATAGCTTTTAATTTCCCTACATCTTTGTCAGAAAATAAATCAACATAGATACTAGCTAACTTACAAAGTTTAATCGACAACTCAATATACTTGGGCACACGATCCTGATGTATCAATGCAGCATTGTTTATCGGTATCAACATATTCAATGCAGTATCTTGCATTTTATGAAAGAATCCATCATCAGTAAATTTAGGATATCCTTTTGTATAATCATTTACATTGCCAAATCTAAATGGATCATAACTGCTATAGCATCTATGAAGTTTAACACCATACAAATAATTCAAAGCATAACCATTGTGCTTGACTGTATGTCGTACCTTAATCATCGAAGCTACATAACAAAGCCACTCCTTCATAATCTCTCGAAGATTAATGTTGGAGTAACTATCTATCTTAAGCTTACCAGCAGGAAAGATATCTTTTAATATAGTTGCCATCTTATCCCTGTCCTTAGACATGTTGCTGTCAGCTTCAGCGTATATAGCATTGTATTTCCTAAACGATTCACGTTGATCTAACAATTTTTGTATTGTTTTGTTCATAAAAGTTTTCTTAATACTTTAAACGGAATGGTATATTGCTTCATACCATTGATAAAAACATTGCATACTTCTATGCTCTTGCGTTTTTCTATCTCTGCTTTGTGTATCTTGTCTATGAAATCATCATAGTTTTCTATGACATCACCCAGTAACGATTGGAGTCTACGTGTATACGGGCCAGTATTCCCATGACTTTCACTACCACAATAATCTAACAGTTCCATGATCTCAGTGTTATCTTGGTATGATGAGCTCTTAGTAGACTTTCTTTTCAAGATAGAAAACTTTCTACTCTTAAGATATACAAGCATTGATTCATTGGCAAACGGTAACAACTTAGAACCTACCAAAGGTTTCTCTTGGTTAAGATCGAAGTACGAACCACAACGATTATCATAGAATAACAGTCTGTCTTTATAAGCCATGACTTCACGAAGATACTTCATGAAGATATCAAATCTAACCTGATCAATTTGCTTAGGAACTTTTTTCAAAGCAGATAATTCCAAAAGCAAAGTTGGCTTATCGCTTTCATCTTTGCTACGCTTTATTCTTAGATCTCCATTGCTATCGATACTATGGCTTTCTACTATAAATTTAATATCATCGTTTGAACTATGATAAAAATGTATATAAGGTTTCTGCTCTATAAAAGCATCTTCTGTGTTCGACCAGCCACATGAAGTAACTTTTATTCTGCCTGTTCTGTATATAACACACGTCGCTAGTAAATACTTCAACTCGCTTTCAAGATCATTAACGACATTACGCATTTCGATATCCATTATATTAGGATGTCTACTGCGGAATGTATTGTAGAAAGCTATTTGATTCTTACGGTATACCTCCTTAGCACTATAAACATTCTGTAATATTTCTTTCATAATTTGAAAGAGGGTGCCACGCTGGACACCCTCTGATTATTATTTAATTTTGCTGTTCTAGAACAAGCTTTCTACCGAACGGCGGGTTACTTCTAGTCGAATCAGTAACCCAGAACGTATCATATTGAGGTGGATCTTTAGGAAAACTTCCGTCAAGATCAGTAAAGAATACTAACGAATCTATCTTATCAGAGAATTCTTTCTTCACCCATTCAAAGACTGGCCTGAAATCGGTACCGCCTCCGCCTTGCAGTAACAGTCTAGACAACTCGTCTGCTTTTACTTTCTTAGCTTCGTAAACTTGAGCATCACAATCGGTAACCCATAGCTCAAGGAATTGAAACGTTGTTGCCAACCCGTATAGTTCGGAGATAGCTTTTGTTATCTGTTCTTTCGACATAGAACCAGATGTATCAATAGCAGCGACGACCTTTATGCCACTGGCTTTTGATCTACCTGGGAAAAAATACTGAGGGAAATATCTTTTACTTGGCTTCTGCCACGTATGCTTAGTAGCCATACGTCTGAATCTCTGCTTAAGAATCTGATTCCAAGGCAACTCAGAATTCTCAAGCTTATATATTTCTCTCATTACACCTGCTGGTGTGTTGCCACGAGACTGTTGAGCAGCTGAGTAAACTCTGCCCTGCCATTCTCTAGATAGCCTGCCAACTTGATTGGGCGATACAGCTTCGAATCCTTTTTGTTTCATGTCATCTTCTTCAGCTGGAGTCTGAGCAGGCATTATTAAATCGCATTCATACTTGAAGTTAGGTGGTAGCAACTTCTTAAGTTCATAGTAAACTTGATCAGAAGTTTTTTCTTTGATATTGCTTATCTTTATTTTCTTACCACCCTCTACATTAACAGTCCAGGAATCTGAATAACCCTCGCCAACGAGAGCACCTTTGGTCAAAACCATTTCTGCTTTGCCCCGGATCTCCTCGTTGACTTTAAGATCACAAGCCACATTCCATAACTGCTTGTCACGGATACCAATCCTTTCAAGATGTCTGAATGCAATATGCAAAATCTCATGGCACATTACTGCTCTGATATTTTCATCTGATAATTCTTCCATGAATTTCTTATTGTAATACAGATTGCCATGCATATCTATCGCTGCCGTAGGCACATGGCCTGACTCGATAAACGTTAGATAGCAAGACAACTGTCCAAACCAAGACCAATCTACCTTGGTTATAAGAAATATCTTTGCTTTAATAAGGCGATCCTTAAGTTCCATAAGCGTATACAGGTGCAGTGCGAATCTCTTCTTCTAATCTTTTATGGTAGACAAAGGCTTCTACTTCTGTTGAATAAAATGATCTACCTTTGTATGTACATGGAGTATAATAGTAACCATCAATGGCTATGCCATATGAGATTACTTCCATGGCAATTTGCCTGGGAATTTTTCCATAACGTACATAGACTTCTGTTTTGTAAGCACCATAGTTAGGATCGGTAGACCAATAAGTATTTTTGTTATCATTGTCACTGGTAATAATTAGATAGAATTTATTTCCGCGCTGCACTTCTGTTTTAAGTAACTGCATAAATTAAAAAGGCACTGTCTTGTCATTCTTCGGCTTACCAGCATCTTTCATTTGCTCAAGAGCAGCCTTTGCTTTTATAGCTGAAAGTTCATCAGGATACATAAAGACTGACATAGTCTTCAATGTTATCCCACCCTCATCAGAGATATCTGCCTTGTACAAGAAAGTAGTATCTTCATTCGACCTATTCTTTTTGAATGCGTACGAAGATAGATAACTACTTCCTACTGCTGCTATCCTAAAGAAGCTGTCTGACAAAAGATTCCAAAGTTCCAATGCCTTTGACTTATCATCTGTGGCAATGTATTCATTACCACCTATGCTTACATAATAAATTATTTTTACTACTTCTTTTTTTTCTTCTGTCATAATTATATAACATCGAAGAAGATACCTAACCTTGTAAGCAAGGTGTGGAATCCTTTCTCTGCTGTTAGCTCGATCATGCGTCTTCGATTAGTTAATATCATTGTCATGAATGTAACTGAGAACTCTGGAGACATAGCACTGGCAACAGCAAGAGTTTCTGCTGCTTTCAAGCCATGCTCTTTCTTGACCCACATGTTTCCTATACTGTAAACAATGGCGTACATCATCGAAGCACGCTCTGGAAGTTTATTAATCTCTTTGAATTCACCCTCTGGGTCTTTCAATATCTTATCGATATCGATCTTACCCATCATCTTAACGAACGACACAAACTTAGCAGCTGTTGGAGCACCAACACATGACGCAGCTAGTGTGTAAATAGTGTCAGCACCTGAATCATCTTTCTGATTAGTAGTCTTGAGACCTTGAATCATAAGGCCAAGTGAATGCCATGTTGAAGGAAATGGATTCGCCTTGTTATCAATCAATTTTTCATCATACTTTTGAGGAAACAAGTCATCACTAAAACTTGAGAGATAGGCTGGGATTCTAAAATCAATACCTATCTTTGTAAAATAATCTGTTACCTCCTTGACTGTAGGACTAACTGATAGATGGCAAAATCTTCTAAGCAAAGCCAGTGAAGACGTATTCACTGAACAGAAATCATTCTCTGTATTGGAAGCTGCCACTCTCCAGAATGTATGCTTGCCATTTTGATCTATCACTGGTGGTAGAGAACCGTATCTGCCTTCCAATATAATTTGGTAGCAGGCACTTCTTGTCGTATCGTCGGCTTGGTTCATTTCGTCAAAAAACAAAATCCCTTGCCCATATCTTGGAAGCTCAGCTGTTGGAACAAACTCTGTATATGATTTTGTTTTATCATTAGCATCTATGATAACCTGAGGCATACCTCTCAAGTCTGGAGAATCGAACTGACTCAAAGTGATTACTTTGAGAGTGAATATACCTTCACCGAATTCATCTTCTGAATATCTAAGCTTCAATTTCTCAGCTTGAGCCTGAGCAAACTGACGTATCGCTGAGGTCTTGCCAGTTGATGGCCTACCCCATAGATACAATGGTTGTCTGTTGTCATAGAACAAAGGCAACACATTTTTAAGCTGTGTTAAATCTACTTGTTGTAATGAATCAGTTTTCTGAGCCATAAATTATTTCTTTAATAAAGGTTCGAGTGTATCGAGCCTCGAATTAATTATACTATCTATCAAACTTTGATGCCATTTATCTTCAGGATTAAACCTGGGCACACTGCTCCACCTGTCTGATATCTCTATACAGGATGAAAGCAGTGGCTCGGTCATCTCGTTAAACTTGATTTTGAATCTATCAAAGACAATGGCATTGAAACGCTTTGATATATATTTCTTTTTATCTTGATCTATCATACTCAGAAACCGTGTCCATAATAACTCTAGTTATTTCTGAGTCAGCCATCTCCCAAGTATCCCATAGCTTATCAGGTAACTTAGCAGTTACTAAGGCAACGATGTTATCTCCCGAGTACCGTGCGATATTCGGTTGTTGTTTTAAGATCTTAAGCGTAGTCTCTTTGACTAGCTTAATGTATCTCTTGCCAATTGATCTCATAATTTAGAGAACAAACAGTTAATTACTAAGAGTAGTAATTAACTGGTTGTTCGAGAAAGATACTTACTTAATATCTGGAAGTCATCTTTTAGTATTGGCATCAGACTGCCATTGTACAAGGCTGCTGCTGGATGATACATAACCATGAGCTTAAGCTCAGCTTTAGATACATCTCCTGCCTTGATAGCAATGTCATGAAAGACTTGGTCGACCTCCAAGATCTTTCCATGGATTGTTCCCATACTTATTTGTTCTTTACATCCAAACAATTGCAGAACTAATCCAGCTGAATGCCTGCCTAAACATACAATTACTTTAGGCTTTACTACTTCTATCTGCCTAGTTAAAAACGATAGACACGCAGACTTCTCTGTCTCCAAAGGATCCCGATTCTCTGGCGGTCTACATTTTAAAACATTACAGATGTAAACATCTTGACGTTGCAAATTTATACTAGCCAGTAGCTTGTCTAATGTCTTACCGGCTGCGCCTACGAACGGAGTACCAGTCTTATCTTCATCAGATCTAGGAGCTTCGCCTACAAACATGACACTAGCGTCATGATTGCCTTGCCCTACGACTGGTAAGTTTCTTGACTTGCATAAACTGCAAGCAGTACAAGCTACAACATCATCTCTGATTTGTTTCATTGTATCACTCATAAATTATTCTTTATCTTCAAGCTGAAGCTTGCGAATTATATTAACCTTGCTAACAAGCTCATACAATTTGAAGTTGTTAACACACTCATGGCAAACAGTACAATCATAACTTGATTTCTGCCCTGGCTTATACCAGGTATCAAAAGTAATTGTATACTTCTGATCTTCTGGTTTCATCTTTGAACCGCAGGCTTCACAAGTATTGAATACTCTAGCCATGATCTTAGTTATTGTTCCCATAGTTAAAAGTCTAGCAAGCCACGTTTATCGATCTCCTCTCTGATTGCTGCTATCAACAGAGAGATACTTAATATCTTTTCAGCTGGCGTATCTTTTTCGGCATAGCCTGCTCTCACTTTACGAAAGTAATTGTGAGCATTAATTAGATGCCAGCTATCCATCTTTTGGATCTCAACGATTTGCTTGTTTCGATTATGATATTTATCAATCATAGTCCTTGTCATCACCATCGTTTGCATAGTCACGGAAGCGATCCGCGCAGTCCTCACAATACTTAGGAACTCCATGACGATAGCAATTGACAGTAACATAACTTAAGTTATTGCAATGATGACATCTAATCTTATACACAATAGCATAGCTATAGTTAGTATAATTAGTTTCGAGTTCTATCAAGTCCACTATGCTGACAACCTGGGTTATTCTCTTTTTGTCCTGACTTAAGATATGTTTGAAAGCATTCAGAATTATACCAGCTAACTTGTATGTTCTTGCATGATCCAATCGCTTGAATCTGCAAAAGATACCTAGCTTATTATCTATAAGTATATCACACTTTTCAAGTTGATCTATAACATCAACTAGTTTATTGAATTTTTTCATACTTGCCTTCATACATATCCAGGAACTTCCTAAGCATAGGTATCGTTCTTGGATTAGTGAAATCTAATTGTGAAGCTTTCCTAGTATTGCATTCCTTGCAAAGAAGTTCAAGATTATCTCGACCTGGATAATCAAGAAGATTCAATGTAAACAAGATAGCCTTTGGTATGATGTGATCAATGGTAAGGAGATGGATGTCATGCAACACATGGCATTTCATGCACACACACCCATCTCGCTTTACCAATTCATTCCTAATATTTCTTTTGTCAGCTAGTGACTTACGGAATGCTATCTTAATACCAAGCTCATTGGCTTTCATGCTTATCATCTTGATAGTTTTATCATCTAAAAATTCTGACAATAATTTTTCAAGATTATTCATGAAGTTGATCTTATTTATTTAACAATGACCTTACACTTTTGGAAAATCTTTCTGATTTACCACGTCTGATAGACGACAGAACATTCATGACAGATTTATGACTGTGCCTTTTCAAATTCTTCGAAAGCTTTCTTGCTGTCTTATCTTTGTTAGCAACAATGAAATCAATCTCAGCTTTAGTCCATCTTGATCTGCGGATCTTACCGACTGGAGTCTTACGAACTTTCTTTCTGGTAATACCATCAACTAATTTCTTGGGAGCTGGAATGTCTTGGTCGACTTTGTCCTCATCCTTTTTGGATTCATGTCCCTGCACAAAATTGTTTAAGATAGAACCTATCTTAAGCCCAGCTATCACTCCGTTCTTAACAAGAGTTTCAGTTGAAGCATCTTTCTTGGCACCAAGGTGCAATAGAACTAACTTAGCTAAATCCAAATCATCTGTTTTGATTTTTGAATTCTCATTCTTGATTACGATTTTCATAATGTTTAATAGTTATGTCGCTCAAGAAGCGACTCTTTATAATCTTTATTAACATCTTCAGTCATCTTGTAATCATACTTATCAAGGGCTGAATGTCCCTGGCAATATCTCAAGTTGCCTTGAGTATTTTCTTTCGTCTGCTTACCGCAGGTCTGACAGAATGTACGCATAAATTATTCTGCTTTATCCATTGCTTCAGCAGTAAACTTACTGAACGCATTGGTTGCCAGATAAAATTCATTGTACCATACGTACATCTTACGCATGATAGCGGGCAGATCCTTGCCAGATATATACACGGCAAGCATTGTATCATCCCTCTTCGTCGACCCTGGAAGAGCGAAGTATGCCTTAGCAAATAATTTATCTGACGTTTTCTCATTGTATCTGATCTCGAGTTTCTTTAATACTTTACCATTTAAGAAATCGAAATCTTTAAGCTTAAGCTCTGTTAGTTCTTCAGCCATAATAATGTTATTATTTATTTAGCTTCACCTTTAAGTTTAAACAAAACTTTGTAAGGCTTATTAACTTCGTTGATCTCATCTAATAATTTATAACCTATCCTAAGGAACCTACGCTTCTCATCAGCAAGCTTAATTAATTTTATTTGCAATGATTCAAGCTCAGCTTCATCTACTGTATGATAGCCAAAGGCTATGATCATCTGGCTCAAAGTATACTTCGGTGTCCTAGTATAATACATTTGACTAGTAGAAGTATTATGATCTGATATACTGGTAGCAAATTCTTTAAGTAGTTTAAACCACTTGAAGAATTGTTCCACTCTTTCTTTAATAACTTTACTATCAGGTAGTTCATTAAGATGATTCAAATGTAATGTCCTATTGATTATACCTATATCATCTACTTGCCATAAGTCATTGTTGTGTAAGAAGTTTGAACATTTAAGTAACTCAAAATCACACGAGTCTTGTCTACTACCTTTGTATCTAAGCCCAGGATTTCTTGTTAGATAAACATCATGGTAACAACTATGATTGTAATCAGCATAGTCTTTTTCAAAGTCTGTATAATTCTTGAATGATCCAGGTAAATCTATTTCATATCTAATACTGCCTTTGATTACAATCCTGCCTGACTTAAACTTAACACAAGATGAAAGTAAAAAGTTTAATTGTTTATCTAACTTCTCATATAAATCTTTTATCTTCTCATCTTTCAATAAGATGCTATGCTCCGAAAATAATTTCTTCAAACTCATGAAGACATTATCGTTCTCGAATATCTTTGGTATTGTTGTCATATGGTATCTTATATAATTTTCTGTCAACAAATTCCTGACGCTTAGCGTCATTCCATTGCTTAACAGGGCGAAGATACCCAGTAACTCTGGAATATACTTCGCATTCAACACGCTGTTTCATATGTTTAAACATCTAAGAATGTTTTATAACCTTGCCAATCCATGCGAGCCTTAACAAACTTCTCTGTCCAAGCAGTAAACTCATGCTCATCCATGTGTTCTTGCTCGCTGTTGGCCATGATCTCAAACATTCTATCGATTACAGCAACCGTTTCAGGTTGTAATTTAATTGCTCCATCCATAAATTAAACATTGTCAATCATAGTCTTGACAATACTATTAAATTTATAACAGTTTGATTTGCGTCTAAGACGCCTCCATCTAAAGCCATAGACTATCATTGCACTAGGTGAAGTTTTATATCGATTGCCTTTCGTATACTTAGGAGCTGAACTATACTTTATCTTTGAAATTAATTCAACACTTATATTATTCTCCATCATTTCTTTCTGGATAGCCATAAGCGTACCGAACTCGATTACTTCTCGAGCTGTACCCTTTGGTATGAATGTTTCCCTACCCATAAACAATGTAATAAACAAGTGTCCATTGTCCTCCATGATATTATATAGCTCAGCTATATCATCAAGCTTGGGCTGTGAAAAACTTCCACAATAGTCTAGCCATATACAATCGAAATTGTCGCTCGACTTACGACAAAACTCTTGTATGCTATACGTATACTGGTCTGACCTGTCCATCTTCTTAGCTACTAATGGATCATTATCCAATGACGCCATCTTAGTTCTAGTCTTACGATGAACAAGATCATACATCTCTCCGTTACCATAGAGATCTAGGTAACGTTTGCTTCTACGTACATAAGCTAAAATAAAAGAGCGAACACGCTCTTTAGATTTAGATATGAATTGCATTCTACTTGCCGAATGTTTCATATTTATTTTACTTATTTTTTCTTGAAGCGTGATGCTCCAGGGCAATTAATAAAATGATTGACCCAACCATCTGGTGTTTTTACTATTGGTGCACGACGGTTATGTTTAGTTAACGCCCAGTACATAACAGCCCCACACGCCTTGCAGCGTGTAGGACTGTTTGTTACCATGTCAACAACATCACCGTTAGATAATGTTATTAACATATATTTATAATCGTGCCTTCCCAGTATCAAGATAATTCTTGATCTCATCATTACCTGAATCTGAATGATTTATAGAAGCCACTCCAATACGACTTCTCTTTAGAATTGCTACCTTGTACAATTTACTTCCAAGTAATTGCTTAGCAATTTTATAAACTTCTTTAGCTTCAATATCAAAACCTTCAGCTATGCCATGAACTGATTCTGTAGATATAAAACTATCTACTATTGATTTGTAATCTTGTGCTTGCTTCTTTGATAATCCAGCTGGCATTTTATAAACTGGAATAATAAATTTTCTTGAACTCATAATGTTTAATTAAATTAATTATTTACCTTGCACTGATCCTGTCTCGACTGGGATAGGACCATAATTATTATTAGCTACGTATTGACCATTCCATTTCTCAATACGTTTCATCTCGACTTGAATCTGAAGCTTACGCAATTCAATGTCCCAGTTCTTAGCGACTGATTCATTATACTTACGAAGACCTTCACCCTCTAAAGCTTTGGCTTCAGCCTGCAACTGTGTTGCTTGCTTATCAGCCTCAGCTTCTTTAACTTTTTTCTGAGCTTGCTGTTGAGTAATTAATAATTCCTGTTCAGCTTGTTTCACTTGCTGAGCACGCTCCATAGTGGTCTTAATTTGCTTGTCGAAGTCATCAGACCAATCATAATTAGTAACCTTAAGTTCAGTTATACCTACTGGATAACCTGACATTTTTGACTTGACTAATTCATAGGTCTTAGCTCGAATCTCATCTTGCTTAACAGGCAATTCAAATATAGTATAGTTACCTATTACTCCCTTGAAACTTTCCTTAAGTGTAGTTGATATAATAGATGTAAGTTTCTCTGTACCATAATCTTTATATACACTGACCAATTTATTTTGATCATAAGAATAAAAGATTGTCATGTCTGCACCTATAGTTTGATTGTCCTTTGTGATTGCTCCACCAGTACCTACTTCAACTTTGTCATCCAATTGAATTGGACGAATAGTAATTTCTTTTATACTCTCAACGAATGGCATCATGCCATTGAAGCCTTGATCTAATACTGTGTCTTGAATGGCACCCATTCTAAACTTCAAACCTTTATTACCTGCGTCAACAATCTCGAATGGTTTGAATATCAAAAACAAAACAAGGCATACCACAAAGGCAATGCCATACTTAACTAACTTGTTCATTGGACTCATAGAGTTTATTTTTTACGTTTATTAAATTTGTAATCAATAAATTTGATTACTCCATAGAAGACAGCGCATAGCACTGCCAATTCCATGATTCTAATTAATGCTACCATAGGTTATTGCATTAATTCGTGAAGAACATGTCTTGCGATTAGATCATCACGAAATTTTTTAATTGCATCATCTCGATCATCAGCCATGAATGGCCCTGATCTTACCTTAACGAATGGTGACTCATCCGCATCTTCAAGATCACGCTTATCAAAATAACGCTTAGCTTGAATATGCCCATTGGTATGGAGATAACACCACCATTCAAATTGTTCAGACATAATCAATGAGGATAGATATCCTGTGATAATTTATTAAGTTTTCTAGACTGGCCCGACCAACCAGTCTTAGTCTTGGCCCGGATGTCACCATCAACATACCAGAACTTCTTGCCCTGTTTTAAATTGCTTAATGCTTTCTTCGTAACTTGGCTTGCCTTTACAATGCGAAACCAAGTAGGAAGAATGCCTCGCTTGACAGGGAGATCATATAATTCTCGGTACTGTCTGGCTGACATACCATGCCTTTGGCGTATGTGCGTTCCTACTTGCACATACCATCTATGACAAACTAAACACTTTACTTTGTCAGGAGAAGCAACTAATGCTAACCTGTCTTGTTTGTCTCGTAGCCACTTAGCGCTTTGCTTAGCGTGCTTGCGACTATGGTATAGCATTCTGCATTCTCCTGAACAAAATGTTCTGAACCTTTTTGTTTTGATTGTACCACCGCATTGAAGACAAGTTTCCCTTGTCTTTACTTTCCAAGACATACTTTCTTTGTAGCTTTATTCCAATCATTAAAAACTATCTTCATGATATCAGAACAAATCAAAGCTTTTTGCATCTCGCGTCTATCCTTCTTACTCCATTCAGTCTGACTTAAATGTTTATTATCCTTACGCAACTTAGAAATGTAACTAACATTACCTTTCTCATAATACTTAAGTGCCAGATAAATAATAGCCAGCATTCTTTTTGACAACTTAATAGTCTCAAGCTTTGCCTTTACTTCTGATTTTGTCGAAGTAACTATCTTGTCTTTTTTCATAAAGATGTTTATTGAAGAATGAAATCCACTCTTTATCAGAGCACCTTCTGGTTCTCCAACCTTTATTATAATAAATTATTATCAAATCGCTGACAGTCTCACCATTAAGATAAACATAATGATGTTGGAATCTATCAGCTTCTTCTTCGAAATCTAGGAAGACTCGCATTGCTTTCTTCCTGACTTCACTAGCATTAAGATCATGATTAATCTTAACTCGTTCTATGATTTGTTTCTTCATAAGTTAACCTTTGACTACGGCCAATGGTGTAAGCTCTACCATGATCTCAACGAGATCTGATTGAGCAGCCATGACTTCGTCTATGTTTTTATAAGCTGATGCCGCTTCTTCAAGATCAGCTTGATTTCTTATGCCATGAATAACACCCATGTCATCAAGCTTCTTGATTTCATCTGCTAGATTAAGCGTTGCTACTGCTTGCTTTCTTCCAAGCATTCGACCTGCTCCATGTGAGCATGATTGGAAGCTATGTATATTACCTAAACCTTTAACAATATACGACTTACTACCTTGACTACCAGGTATGATTCCTATTGTCCCATTCTGAGCAAGCGTTGCACCTTTACGATGGACCATTACATTATGTCCGAAATGATTTTCCATTCGTGCATAATTGTGTGCGATGTTAATCTGGTCATAAAAGAATGAAGGAACAACTCCGTTCATCCAATCGTGATGATTGAAACCATCGTCGTGAACAGGAATAATATCCAAAAATATTTTGCATATTCTATTCATCATCAACTTTCGATTAGCCAAAGCAAAGTCAACACAATAATTCATTTCTCTGATATACGCTTGTCCTTCTTCGCTGTCTATTGGCAAAAAAGCTAAATCCCATTCTTTGGGTACTTGACTATACCATTTTTTATTTAACTCTTTAGCTATATTATTATAATGGTCTGCTACCTGTTTGCCAAGATTTCTTGAACCGCTATGTATCATAATCCAAATATGTCCATCTGAACCTTTTTGAATTTCAATGAAGTGATTACCTCCACCAAGAGTACCAATTTGTTTTAATGCTGAACTATATTGGCTATTAACAATAGGTAGATCACCGACAAATGGAGCTTTGTTTTTCTGAGATGTTATTGAACTCACAAATGGCATAAGACTTTCGTCTTGTGCATCTTTGTTATGATTCTTACCGACAGGAATCTGTCTTCTGATCTCACCCATTATCTTTTTCAAGGTAATGGTATCGATCTCAGTGAGCGAAGTCTTAACTGCACACATGCCACAACCGATGTCGCATTTGGACTATACCTTCAATATCTTCATTTGGGCCTGTAACCCATCAGATATGCTCGCCGTGTTAATGATGTAACCTGTGGCACCTCGCGCAAAGAAGTATACATTTCTTTAATTCTTTTAATATTCTTTCACGAGAATATCTATCAAGTGAAACTGCATTTAATGCAAATAACTTTTTAGAAGGATTTTTATGATGAAAATCAAATGCTCTACCGTTTGTTCCATCACATAAATATCCACAGTCTTCGCACTTATTTCCTTTTATAGATATTAATTCAAGTTTTAGTTTGGTAATTCTTTTGTTTCTATATTCGTGTCTTCCTTTTTTATTTCTATGATTCCATTCTCTTTTATATTGCATTGGATCATTATATTTTCTTCCATTATGACCATTAACGAAACGTTTATCCCTACCAAACCTATCCTTGTCTTTGATAATTTCTCCGCATCCGCAAGAACATTTTATTTCTTTAGCATTAGCGTAAACCTTATCAAAGTATCGTTGTTTTATTGTATTATTCATACAATAATTATACCACAACCTATATCATTCCGCAAAATACACTACAGGTTATTTTGCAAGTCTCTGAACCATTTGACTATGTTGCCATAATCTCTGGCTGCTGATTGCCCTTTCGGGGTTCCAGCAATTGAGCGAGTTTTTTATAGTTGGAGCCGACGTTACTTAACCCCAACTGCATTGGGAATGATTTCATTATAAGTTGCAAGCACGCCACCTATCGGCATGCCGTATCCTTGATGACAGTCAGGCATAATGGCTATGTGCTTGAAAGCAAATGGAAGTCTAGCTAATTGATCTATCTGTGCATAAGCACCTGGTTCGATAGGATCACACCAAGACTTCACATTTACTTTCCAATCTGCACCTATGATTTCTTTAATCATTTGATTATGAATTCATGAATTAACTTTAGAAACTTAGCAAGATCTTTCTTGCAAAACTTGAATGACCAAGTATATACAAAGGGTCGACCGCTTCCTTTGTATACATGCCAAGGATTAGTAATACGTATACTAACACTGGCCCAATGCTTGAGCTGTTGATGACAAGTCTCACAAGTTTCTGTTTTAGTTGACTGTATCATACGGTTTTAACTTATACTTTTTTAATAATTCTTTTGTTAAGATAAGATTGTCGCAATTAATTTTTGCTAAATCTTTTTGACAAACCATCATAAAATATAATGGAGATGTAATACCATAATCATATAGCTTACTAACCAATACATTATGCCATTCTTTATCAACATATGTTTGAATAACATATTGATATGGCATTTTATATCCTCGTGTATGTAGGTCAGGGTCTCGATTCCATTTACTTAATACTGGATCATCGGCAATCATTCTAAAGATACGTCCTTTCTTAGATCGAATGTACTTAGTAAACACTCTTCTAGTCATAATCTCGTACACTTATACCTACAGGAAATCTAGGAATGCCTGTGTCCGAAAGTTCTTGAAAGCGTACTGTCAATTTCTTGCCGATAAGTTTGTTAACATCCTTAAGCCAAAGCTTACGCTGTTCAAATGAACCGCGAGGACGTACCGCAAACACTTGGCCTTTCTTATTCTTAACATTGAATATGATACAGTCGACCTCTGTACCAGTACTAGATACTCCGCCTATGATTTCAAATTCTTCATCTTGAAACTCTTTATACTTCTGAAGATCAGCAGAGCGTTTCTTTAAAGCATATAAGCCAGCTTTATTTCTAACCATGATACCTTCGTATCCATCTGAAATATATTCGCTATGCTTATCCATGCCTTGAGCTTCGT